TTACCAATCATTGTTTTTTGTCATAGTTTCATCAATACTATTATCTATCGACTTCTGTATGTCTTCCAATTTATGTAAAAGATCAACCAATAGATTTATTTCATTCACAGATAAAGTGTAATCGTTTTTTGCTTTATTAACATCATCATAACTCCATTCAAGTTTTTTATTAAATTTCTTGGTGCTTAATGATTCTATTATTAGTAAGTTTTCTTTTATCCGTTTTAAAGTATTTGAAGACATGTAAGTATAATCTTCATTTTTTATTTCAATTTTAAAAACAGGGTTTATATATGATACTCTATATTTCTTGTCTTTAACTTCAATTTTAATGTTAAAATCTACACCATAATTTGTGCCTACTCCAGATCCAAGATAGGCAGTCACAAGCATTGAAACCATACCTGCACCGGAATCAGAAGCAGTTATTTTTTTTAATCTTAATTCTTTATTTTCAATCGCTGCCCAAGACAAAGCATTAGAGTAGTTTTGTTCTTTGTTTAAATCGTCTTCCTTAATCCTTTCAGGTGTGAATACCTGAGAACAATATAAAGACGAAATCCCAATGGCTATGATTGTAAATATTTTGTTCATATAAATAGTGTTTCAAAATGATTACAAATATATAATAATAAATTGATTGCTTTTTATTTGCTATTTACGGGAAACCGTAAGGCTACTTTATATTTTCTTTTAATGAGTAAATAAATCAAACAATAGTGTAATTTGTATTCAAATTTTATTTATTTTAGCAAATAATGATAGGAAGTTGAGGGTAATTGTTATTTTTACATTGATTAAAATATATAACAATGAAAAAAACGCAATTAATTGTATCAATTTTAGGATTATGTTCTGTTGTAGCTTGTACAACGGATCGTGAGGAAGTAAATTCATCACCTAAATTAAACACTTCAGCCTCTGTATCAGTTAAGAGTATTAGAACATTGTCTGATACCTTGAAAGCTAACCAGTCACAAAAAAATGGAATTACAACAAAAGCAGAGTCTGAAGGAGAAGTCACGGCACCTAATGACCAATCAGAAATTATCCCACCAGGAGAAGTTAGACCTCCGAAAAAATAAGCGTATTAGAACCGCATGTACAATTACTGGTACCATCCTTTTATTTATATGCGGTTTATTACCTTTTCTAGATAATATTATAGCATCAATACTTCCGAACTTAACTAATTCTAAAGTTGAGGACTATGTTTCTTTTAATGCAGCTGTATGGGCTTTATCTATGAGTATAGCTCCTGTTATCATTATTGCTGCGACTTTCTTAAGACCTTATTTTTTAGCTTATGCATTTCCTGTATTTTCATTTACAGCATCATTTTTAGCCTACTTTAAAGCATACGTTGGATTAGGGTTTGACCTCATGTCTACTTTATACTTTATGGCATTTGGTGTTACTTTAATTTTTATGTTAATTTTCTGGATGTTTAAAAGGTATATTAAGTCTATTAATCTTGCGGACAAAATTCAAGAAAAAACTATTGATCTTCTTTATGAAGAAGTTTATAAAAAGTAGAATGGATAATATGGAGATGGAACATAACTTCGATATTCTATATCGAATGCACGCAAAGAATGAACAATTTTACAAGCTTGGATATATTCTTAAGAATGAATATGTGAGTAATAATATAATTATCCTAAAGGAGCTTAAGCACTATAGGTTAACAAGTGTACAGCTTGAAATTATTAAGGAAGCTGTATTAGATGAATTTTCAATTATTAAGTTTAGGCTAGGAATTCAATCTTTAAATGTTCAGGTAAAAAACTAATTAGCTTTTGACTTTGGCTTAAGTTCTTCTTCTTTGTGTTTTTCTTCTGGGGAATCTATGTCAAAATGAGCCATCAATGTGCTAAAAGAGATCTCCATCATAATACTCATTCTATCTATTTCTCTTTTTAAAACTTTATTTTCATTATGGAGTATTTCTAACTGTTGGTTGATAGGTAATGATGAAAATTCAGTTTCTTTGTTTTTAGAAGCAGTTATTTCTATACTGTCATTATTTAGCATTTCTCCTTTCCCTGTCATAATCCAATTATAATTTATATTTGGATATTTGGCAACAATATCAGATGCAACATCACTACTAATACCGTTTCTTCCTGATTTTATATGTTGGATTTTAACATTGCTTTTGTAACCTAATTCTTTAGCCAATCTACTTGGATTAGATTTTAAATATGATAACAATTCGATGAGTACTTTTTGAGATATCTCTATGTTATTATTTGTTATTGCTTTTTCTTTTTTATTCATATATTTGTTTAAATTAATTTGTTATGGCAGATCCTGATTACGAAGAAGAAAATCTATTAACGTGCTGTATCTTAATACCTTGGGTTTTAGTGTTCAATTGCTTTTTATACTATAGTATTTTAAGACATCTTCATCATATTTTTTATCAATGAAAAAGCCTTTCGAGCCTCCAGTAACAGCTAAAGGTATTAAGCTATTTATCCTAATCAATGTAATTATATTTATATTTCTGTTGATTATTTTTTTTATTTTACACTGCACAGAAAAAATTAGTTGCAAAATATTATAAGGAATCAAGTTGTGATGATTCACTTTTTTCGTTCACAATAATACTTAGTATTAATCTTTCCAATTCTTTATAATACAATGTTTTATTCCATTTATTGACGCCTTTATAGAACAATGTTGAAATTCTTGATAATTGAAATTCAGACATTTCTATACCAGGACTAACATGGATCAGTATGTGCTTAGAAGCATTGTTCATCATTTCGATGTTTCCAACTCTTTCTGCTGCAATAATACAATTAATCATATTTTCTAAAAATGCTATATAATCTTTTGTTTTAAGATGAACAGAGGCTACGCTATAATACATCGAAGCCATATCTCCCTCTATTTTAATATTTATTAATCCCCATCTCTTATCATATTCAGAAAATACATTTTTTATTTCAATGAATTTAAGGTTTAGAGAGTCATTCATTTCTTTTTTAAAGCTTTCAAAATCAGCAGAAATTTCCTTCCTATATTTTGAATAGTCAACCAAAACGTATATCTGCCATCCTATCAGTATTGTGATAAGTACAGATAATGAGGAAATAATGCTATTGTAATTATCAATTTTCAATTCTACAGGTGCGAAGCAGCTTGCCGATATTGCAATAATTGATATCACTAATGCTATATATGATAGTAAGTTTCTTTTCATATGAAATTTTTCTCACTGGTTTTCAGTTAGTTATATATTTATATAACAAAAAATAACATTTATATTGTTAATGTTATTAAATGTTATTATATTTGAATCATCAAAGTAACATTGCAAATATATAAACAAAATGAAAATAGCTAGTACGGTTTGCCGTAAAATAAAAGAGAACAGCGAGCTATCATTAAGATTAGCGAGTGTTTTGGGTGTAAAGCAATTGTCTGTAGAGCAATTAGCAAGAAGAAAGTCAAATAAGCTTGGCCATTATGCAGCAGTCATGGTTTACAAAGAATTTGGCTTAAAAGAAGAAGAAATATTTGAGAAATAAAAAAGCCGGTGAGGCGGCAACCACACCGGCGAATGTTCAACTTAAAAAAGTCAAACACTATACCAATGACAAATTTAGCAAAAAAACAACAGGTTAGAGAATTGATTTTAAATAATCGGTTCGAAGATATGGACCTTGTTAACGAAGAATACTTTTTCATAGGGTTATTTTTCGACGAAGACAATGCATTTTGGTGCATTAAGCGCAATACAAATGGTTTTCTTGTAGTAGAAGCCGACGACGAATATCAATTCAAGCTAGATAATGATCTTTCTGATTTAGTAGAAGAATTTATTTCAGAAGAAACGAAAGATCAGCGCGACGAACCAGATCACCATTGGTTCATGAAGAATCACTTTAGAAATAACTTCAAATACGCCTAAGATGAAAGCTTTACTGATAATTATTGCTATAGGTAGCTTTTTTCTGGCAACCTGTAGCGTAGAAAGTAGTCGGTTTTTCGATGCTTTCATATTTACCTCATTCGGCTTCATTTCAATTTATGGAGCGTGCAAATCAAAGCAATTAATCAAATTTTTAACACAAAATATACTTGAAGATGAAACTAAGTAAAAGATTCAAAAACAGGTTCAATATGAAGCCGCTTTCAAATGGACATCATTATAGAGCTGATTATACAGCTCGTGATTTCAGATCAAGCTGTATAGCAACTTTAGCAAGATTAGAAAAATACAAATATGAGAGGGCGTAAAAAACAGTCTTTCAATATAGACGACCTGAGAACAGAAGTAACTCGCATCAATCGAACAATAAACAAAGCATTAAGAGATTTAGAGTTAGTTGAATTAAAAATGGTTGAAATCGATCGAGAAGAAAATGTAACAAGTGGTGTGGAAGCCACATTCAAAACTGCGAATGATTTTGTTCTCTATGGCGTCTCTAAGAAAAAACAAGCTGCAAAAATCAAAGCATTAACCTTAAAACCAATTATGTAGCCATGAATGAAGCAATTAAATTCTGTGAATGGTTTTTAGCCCTAGGTGGTTTACTACCATACAATTTAGACTCAATAGTCGAAAAATTCAAAGATTATAATTAAAAAACACTAAATAATATGTCAAACGAAATACAAAAGCTACCGACTATTGCAGATTTAACCACTGACTTAGAACTGGCTTGGAAAAATGACCAGTTAAATTTTCTGCTTAGTAAGAATCCTCCTTCAAAATGGATAGCAAAACATCCTTTCATCAAAAAAGAAGTAGTTATAAATGGTCAGAAGCAAAAGGTACCATATGAATACTTACCGATTGATAAGGTAGAACATTTACTAAGAAAGATCTTCAAAGAATATAAAATTGAGATCACAGGGCAAGGTACTGCTTTCAATGGTGTATGGGTAACGGTAAGAGTACATTTTAAATCACCTATTAATGGTGAGTGGTATTTTCATGATGGAGTAGGCGCAAGCCAATTACAGACTAAATCGGGTACAAGTCCGGCTGATCTGCAGAATATTAATAACGGGGCAATTTCAATGGCTTTTCCATTAGCTAAAACATTAGCGGTAAAAGATGCATGTGATATGTTCGGTAATATATTCGGTGCGAACCTAAATAGGGCTGATTTGGTAGCATTTACACTTGATGAGAACCTAACAGAAACTGGTAAGTCTAACGCTGAAAAAATGGCATTATGATAAAGTACGCAGTTTTTGATACAGAAGAAGCATGGTTAGATTTTAGAGCGCCTTATTTTACATCTAGTGAAGCCACAGCACTACTACCAGAAGCAAAAAAGAAAGGTGAAATATTATCAGTTGGCGCGAAAACCTATATAAGAAAATGTGCTGCATCTGTATTAGCGCCACCGCCACCGCCACAATACAATCAAGCAATGGAGCATGGTAAAAATACCGAACCATTTGCTGTGATGTCGTTAGCAAGGTACTTAGGTAAATCAATTGAAGATGATGATTTTATCTACACTTCTAGTAATGGTTTTGTTTTCTTCTATGATGATGAATACAATTTAGGTGGAACGCCAGATGTGATAATGAAAGCTCTTAAAAAGTCAGCCGAAATTAAATGTCCCAATTCAGATACACACCTTGAGCATTTAACCCTGAGAACACCGGAAGACGTAAAAATCAACTTACCTAAATATTACGGACAAATGCAAAGTAATATGTATTTAACTGGTACAGATGAATGCATATTCATGAGTTACGACAATCGTTTTTACAACGATAAGCTTCATGAACATTACATATACATTCCTAAAGATGAAGAATACATCGAAAGGCTATTGATTAAAGCTAAAGCTGCCAAAGATTACAAAGAACAAATACTAAAAGCATTAAACAATTAAAACATGAGTCAATTACTTTACGGAAGCATAAACTATGATGCTTTATTAAAAGAAATCAAAACCGGTAAAATACAAACATTTGTCACTGATGCCGGAGTAAGATTAGTGAATATTAATGTATGGGTAAATGATGAGCCAGACAATTATGATAATGACGCATCTATACAGTTACAGCTTAAATCTGAGCACAGAGGAGATAAAGCTCCATATATCGGTAATCTGAGAAAATATATTAAAAAAGAGCCCACTCCCGGATCTGAAAATAATTTTCCAGAAGGTGAGGACGACGATTTACCATTCTAGCCATGAAAGCCACATCAATAATTTCTCACGAATTAATAAAGCCTCATAAAGAGTATATACACGATAAAATTTATCGAGGCTTATTAAAGATTAAGCGGGGTTCCTTCCGGGATATAGCAAAAGTAACCGGATTAGAAGAAGGTCAAGTTTGGAAACGCATCTCGGAGATGGTCCGAAAAAATATGGTTCGAGATAGTGGTGAAATGAAGCTTTGTGAGGTGTCTAATCGTCCGGTTATAATCTGGGAAGTAATAGAATAACAGTTAAATCAAAAAAAATGAATACAAAACCAAATATATACGATTATGTTTTATCAATGTTTGTTGCGCAGGATGATTATAGGCCTGCAATGATGAAGCCTTTTGTTAATGATAAACATTATTGCGCTACAAACGGACATATTCTATGCGCAGTTAAAAAGCAAAATACTGGATTAAAATATTCTAAAGATAAAGATGCTCCTAATGCATTTAAATTAATTGAAGATTTTGTTTCTGATAGAGAAGTAGTAGTGAATAGAGATGAAATTATGTCTGAATATTTCAATTCTGAAAATCAATGGAAAACAAAGAAACTTTCATGTGAAAAATGTAAAGGTGATGGTTATGAAAGTTGTAAATGTTGTGGTAACGAATCTGAGTGTAAGGAATGTGAAGGCACTGGTTCTTCTGATGTAGATGTGCCATTCTCTAAAATAACCCTTGAAGGAGAACAAATTAACTTTTTAGACAGAAAATTAACTCCCTCTTTATTTCATGTAATTATTCTAACTGCTTATATACTAGAATCAAAAGATATAATAGTTAAGTATTTAGAATGTAATCCTGCAAAAGCTATTTATTTCAAAATTAAAGAATGTGAAATGCTTTTAATGCCAAGGATGTGAAACCAGGTGATACAAAATCATTGACAAAGGACAATGTATATAAAGGGATGATCTGGGGAACTAAAGGAGAAGAAGTAGTAATAATATCAATAAGCGGTTCAGCCGTTGTATACGAAAATGCAAAAGGGAAACGGTTCCCCTGTAACGTTAAAGATTTGGAATAATGAATATTTATGATTTATCAAGGAGTTTCTGGGATTTTGCTTTTGAAAATCCCGATAAAATAAAGCCAAATCACAGTGCTATGTTCTTTTTTGCTGTAGAGCACTGCAATAGGCTTGGTTGGAAAGAGAAATTCGGGTTTCCTTCAACATTAGCAATGGAAGCTATCGGTATAAAATCATACAACACTTACATAAATACACTTAATGAACTTGTTGAATTTGGGTTCATAAGAATAATTGAAAAGTCAAAAAATCAGTATTCATCCAATGTAATTGCTCTATCAAATTTTAATAAAGCATATAACGAAGCACTTGACAAAGCATTAACGAAGCACTTGACAAAGCAAAGTGAAAGCACAGTACAAAGCATTGATAGTATAAATATACCAATATACAATAATACAAATTTACAAATACACAAAGAGGAAGCTGTCGCTTCTGAAATACCTGAAGAAAAAAAAATAGAGGAACCTAAGACTCTGGAAACATCTCCGGATGAAAGAAAAAAAGTTCCGCAAAAAAAAGAAAGTGAAAAGTTCTTCAGTAAAGCAGATTTCAAAAAACGATTGCTTGAACTTGGAGTTGTAGAAAAATATGCAATAGACTGGATTCAGGTGAGAAAGGACAAGAGAGCTTCATTTACAGAAAGTGTAATAGATGGGATCAGGGCAGAATGTGAAAAATATAATTTCCCTTTCCCGGATGCGATAAAAGAATGTGCAGAAAGGAGCTGGCAAGGCTTTAAGTATTCATGGTTAGACAATAAACAAACTCAAAATGGAAATCAACAGCGAGCAACAAGAAATAGGTAAAATGTTTCTTCCTAGAAAGCCTCAAATGTACGATCAGTTAAAGAAACTTAATCCAGAACATGAATTAGTTGTTGAGTACGATGAAGCTTTGGAAACATATGCTAGAAACTGGAATAAGTTCGTAGAAGAAGGGCAAAAGAGAGTAGAGGAGAGTAAGCCAGTTTTACCGGAATTGGCACCCATGAAATTTGAAAGCCTGTATGAAGTATTCAAATTACAATTTTACGCTAATGAAGGAGTTGAATTTGACGGAACCGCAAATAATGGAGAGTCTGAACTATTTGTGATGACATTGATTGCTTATTTCCTGCATAGAGGTAATTTCAAACGCAGCCCATTAATTTACAAAGAGGATGAAGATTCAATAGTTTCTTTTGATAAAGGACTATTAGTGATTGGAGGTTACGGATGCGGAAAAACCAGTATTATAAAAGCTTTTCACATGCTATTCAACAATGCTTTTACGCAGCCAATTTTCGTAAAAGACAAAAACGAAAACACTCAACCTCTTAGAAGATATAAGCTTCATTTCGGATTCATAACCACTAACAAACTGGTTTCCGACTACGAAGTATTAAACAACGAAGCAGAAAGAGAATTTTTTTGGACCAGACATTTAAATTTCCCGAAATATTTCGACGACTTAATGACCGAAAGAAAAGCAAATAATTATGGAAAAGTAGACCTAATGAAGGATATTTTAGAAGAAAGATACTCTAAAAGATCACTTACAATGGCCAGTTGCAATTTCGCAGAAGGAAATAAAACAGTAAGGGGCACTTTAGACGCCATTGCGGAGCGTTACGGAGAGCGGGTATACGATCGCCTATATTCAATGTTTAACATCCTTGTATTGAACGGAAAAAGCCTCAGAAAATAATTTTTAAAAACACCTAAAAGAATACTTAAATGCAGATAACAGATAAAATAACAATAACAAATGAGGATAATATGGAGTTAATGGCTCGTTATCCAGATGGGTATTTTGATTTGGCTATTGTTGATCCTCCGTATGGTATTGGTGAGCATGGTGGGAAAATTAGACATGGGAATAAATCATTAAAAAAAGGTTTCAAAGTTTCTAATAAGTATACCAAAAAAGATTGGGATAATAATCCACCGACACCTGAGTACTTTAAGGAATTATTTAGGGTGTCTAAAAATCAAATTATTTGGGGAGGTAATTACTTTTTAGAAAATTTAAGAAATACGTCATGCTTTATAGTTTGGGATAAAAAAGGAAATGATAAATCTGATTTTGCAGATTGTGAAATCGCATGGACTTCATTTAGTACTTCTATTAGAAAGTTTAAGTACGATTGGATTGGTTTTGGAAATCTGAATTTAGAAGAAAAACGAAATAGATTTCATCCAACGCATAAACCTGAAGCACTTTATAAATGGTTACTAGATAAATATGCTAAACAAGGAGATAAAATTTTAGATACACATCTTGGTTCTGGTAGTATAGCAATTGCCTGTTTTGATTATGGTTTTGAATTAACAGCATGTGAATTGGATAAAGATTACTATAAAGATTCAGTAAAACGCATTAAACATCACATAGCTTTTAACCAATCACTTTTCCAACCGGAAGAATTAACACAAACGCTTTTTTAACTATGGCACAAGTAAAGAGAAAATCGGATCATTTAGAGTTAATGGATGGATCCGGAAGATATACAAGGAAACAGGAGAATCAAAAGGCCTTGGAAGTTCTTGCAAGAGCGAAAGCTATTAATCGTCCTGTAAGATATGCACCAGCAAGTGATAATGAGTTTAGGAGATCATTGAAGCCAATCGTTAAGAAGGACGAGAAAGAGCCTAAAATAAAAGCTAAGAATCCACAGTATTCAAGAGACCAAGTATTGAAATTCAAATACAGCATACTCGGTAAAGCTTATGAATCAGGGCAATCAATAGAGGAGTGCTGCAAGTTAATCGGAATACACAGACATAATTTCAGATCGTATTATGACAGGTATTTGATAGCGAAGGTGACGTATAACTTATAACTATTTTAGTTTTTCTTTCTTCGCTAGATCTCTAATTGCTTCTTCTATGACATTAGCTTGTGTAGATTGTCTTTTTTCAGCAATCTTTTTTACCAGAGCATCAACCTCATCAGAAACACGTATAGAAAGCAGTTTTTTAGCCATTCCTCATAAATTTTAACGCAAAGATAAAAAATGTATGTCAAAATAATATACAAAAATTCGAAAAACATTTGCATTGTATTACAAAATGACATACATTTGTTTCAAGAAAATCAAACAACCAAAATCAACTCATTATGAAAAAGTCAAACGAAACTTTAAAATTCATGAAAACTAATCAAGATAAATTAGTAAACACAACAGAGAACAAAACAACCACATGGTTGAATAGCTTGCAAAATAGGATTTCTATTGATGCTAAATTAGCTATTCATGGCATATCACTGGCTTTTTATTGCAGATCAGATATACATGATAGAATTAATTCTAAATGCGAGCTGTAACAATCAAAATTTAAAATTTGCGCCCCGGAATAGTCCTAGCAAAGCCGGGGTTTTGAAACAAAATCAAAACAATCTTAATATGGAAAGAGTAAATGAGATAGAATGTATAGACGAAGTAATTAAGCAGTTAAAAATACTTAAGTCTGATATTCAAAAGAAAGACAAACTAAGTCAAAAAGCATTACAATGTGAAGGAACGATAAACCAAAGGCAAAAATCTTCAGTAAATCTAAATTGGCAATGTATGCATTTAGATAAGCAAAGAAAATCTACATGGAAGTCTATTTTAAAAGCAGACTTTTTAAATGTAGATATTGAAGAAACTGAATATAATCCTAGCGGATTTCACACATATAAAGGATAAAATGAAAGAAATATTTAAAGATTACAATCATTATGTAGATTGGATTGAAGAGAATTATGAATCAACAAATAAAGAATTAACTGTTTTTATTGAAAAAAATGGGCTATTAATGAAAAGAAAATGTAATCTAAATGGAGAGGATTTTCGTCTACTAACAAAAGAAGAATTTGAATTAAAAAATTTCATTAATATTCCAAAATTATAAATATGGCAAATACAATTCAAGTAATTAAAAAAACAAGAGAATATTTAGATTATGTTGAAAGACATATTTTAAACGTAAATAAAGCGTGGGAAGAATTAAATATAAAATGCAGACTAAGAGGATTTAATTGGATTAATGATGATTTTATATGGCATACTATAAATGAAAACATTAAGCATCATGACTTATCAAAGTTATCAATTGATGAATTTGTTCAGTATAGACAGTATTTCTACCCCGCCGAAGGAGAAGAAAATAATGAAAAATTAATGAATGAAGCGTGGATGCACCATTTAGGCAATAATCCTCATCATTGGCAGTATTGGACTGAAAGAGATTATGCTTATCATAATCAACAATTAATTTATTTAATAGAAAATATTTGCGATTGGATGGCTATGGGTTATGAATTTGGTGACACAGCAAAGGAGTATTACGAAAAAAATAAGGAAACAATTAAACTTCCAGATTGGGCGGTTAAACATATGTATGAGATTTTTGATATAATTTACCCCTAACCCCGTCCATTTGTAAAACAAAATATTATGAATATCAGATATAGAAATTACAGACGTAGGAAGTTTGAAAACTGGAGAAGTAGAGTAAAAGCTCATATACCGGAACTTGTTAAGAAATTCTATTCTTATACTGGTTATATACCGTATGAATATCACGTAAAGCTTGGTCGAGTAATCACAAACATAAATAATCCATTTTATTCTTTTCAAGACGACAGAATGAATAATGTAGATGAAATCAACGAGGTAGCTAATGAAATATGTCTTGAAATATTAGTAGAAGAAGTATTTAAGTTCATTAATAAATTACCCTAACAACCTTAAAAATAAAATATGAGAGAAATATTATTCCGCGGAATGCGAAAAGACAATAACGAGTGGGTGTATGGCTTCTATACTCATACAAATAAAAGGTTTAATCCTAATATACATGTTTCGGTTGTTGAAGTTTATGAAGTTATCCCAGAAAGTATTGGGCAATTTACCGGACTTCTGGACAAAAACGGAAACAAGATTTTCGAGGGGGATATTGTTGAAGCTTTGATAAACCAAAATTCCACAAAATACATTGGGAATCATGTTAATAGTCTTAAATACAAATTAGTTGTTGAATATCATCATTATGCGATGTTCACTTTCAAAAACCTTACTGAGAAAAGGCTTCATTCCTATAATTTCTTATCAATTGAATACGGACATCCAAGATTACATAAGGACACAATAGAGATAATCGGCAACATACACGAAATTTTAACCAATAAAAAATAATGATATGAAAAAAGTAATAGTAGTAGTGACCTACGAAGCTTATATACCAGAAGATATGATGGTAGATCAACTTTCTCAAAATATTGAAGAAGTAGTGCGAGATCGTTTTGACGATTTTAGAGCTACGGCTGAAAATTACCATAATGAGGAAGAATCTGAGCCTTTGTTTGAAATATCAGATGTAATGGTGGGAACTGAATCTATGATCTCCGTAGGAGGTAATTAACCCCAAACAAATAAGACATGAAAAACGCAGACAAACCAATTTACCCAGCTGTAGCAGAAAAAATAAACGGAACAGAGTTCACTGAATATAATCTTCCACATAATCAATTACAATTATCCGGGCTTACAAAGCGTGAGTATTTCGCAGGACTTGCGATGCAGGCAATTATTCCAAATTGGAATCTTATGAAAGGCGTAGAACGTGGCGCAGTGGCTGATATTGCAGTAGAAATGGCTGATTCGCTTTTAAGACAACTAGAAAATAAAAAGTAATGAAAAGACTGGAAGAGATAAAGAATGAGTATAGTTTACAACTTGCAAAATTATTCGATAGAAAGTTTACAAGTTGGGAAGGAATGATTAATACCGACTTTGAGTATGGGACTGGCATTAGTAAAGTTTATGACATTGAGCAATTAATGGATGAAGTAGCCAAGCGCTACGCCCGTGAAGTAGCTCAGGCTTCTTTGGAGAAGGCAGCGGAGAATGCGAGTATGAAAGTTGTGACATTAGGAATTGAAGATTGTAGTCAGATGACAAAATCTTTTTATCACAAGCCCAGTGCTACTGAAATTAGCTTGAATAAACCATCAATAACCAACGAACAAAATATTACACTACTATGAGCGAATTTAAAGGAAGTAAAGGAGAATGGAAATTAACCTTTGCTGAAGAAAACAAACTAGCTATTAGAACCAGTCAAGGCATATTAATGAAATTTTGGAAGCCTGCTAAATATCCTGGGCAAGATGAACGATATGAATCAGAACTTCAGGAAACAAAGGCAAATCAAATACTTTGCTCTAAAGCACCTAAAATGTTAGAAATGTTGAAAGTTGCTAGAGACAAGTTTATGGATTTAAAACATGATAAAAATCTTCCTGAACTACAAGAAATTCAAGAGGAAATAGAAACATTAATCAAACAAGCAACAGAGTAATGGAAAAGGCAAAACACGAAGCAATAAAGGCTGCCTACGGGGAGCATTGGGAGAGAGTTAAAGATTATGTAGATGAGGATGGATGGTGTAATGCCTTCTTTGGTATAGCTGCTAGGGATTTTGATGATACAGAATCAAAAAGAGAAGTTTGGCGTCCAAAGTCACTTTCTGGGATTGAAACTAACCAAGGATGGACACGAATAGAAAGCGAAGAGGATATGCCGAAGCCTAAAGGGGTAGAAGATGTCTTAGTGATAACAGAAACAGGTGAAATAACTGTAGAAAATAGCATGTCTTTAAATGACATTGAAGTTCGTAGATATTGGCTTAGAACTATATCTCATTGGCAACCATTTATAAAACCTAACCTACCATTATATTAATTTATGAAAGTAAAATATATAGAAATTATTGATCTAGTATTGTCTAATCCTGCAAACCAGTTGAGTAAATCAAGTCGGGATATGTTGGAGACTATGAAAAACGGATTGAATATCGAAAAGATAAATCATTTACAAGAAATGACATCTATGCTAGAAGAGTGTTTGGGTAAATTACCTATAAATACAGACTCTCAAGTCACTTTTTATAAAAAAGTTGAACAATTAATATTAAAAATAAAAGGATGAACCTAGTAGATTGTTATGTATCGGAAGTTATTAGACTTAATCACAATACAGCATTAGATAAATGGGTAGTGGAAGTAAAATATGATTGTTACGGTAGAATAGATACAATAATGTTGCTATTTAATACCGAAGAAGAAGCAAAAAGCGTAAAAATAGGATATAAATTTTTAGCATAAACCACCAATATTTTAATTATGAAAACAAAATATGTAAAAGTCCCTGTATCGGAGAGACTGCCGGAGAAAGAAGGAATTTACCCTGTTATTTTCAATCTTGGAGGAGAAGAGATTATTGAATCAGTATTATACAACGATAAATTCGGCTTTCACGCTGAAAATACAGATTGTCGTTATGTTGATGAATGGCTCGAAGAAGTCCCCGACCACTCAGAAGAGATGCTTTCTCTGTTGGAGGGTATTGTAGACGCTCAATATAATCCTGAAACGACACTATCAGAAATGAATATAAGAGTAAAAAAAGCAAAAGAATTTTTAAACAAAGTAAAAGACAATGGAAAATAAACTAATCCCGATGACGGACTTTGTGTTGCAAGAGTTCAAAAGATGGGAAAATAAAGATACACCTGCTTATCAATCTACAGGTAAGTATGTATTAGGTACTAAAATATATGCAGATTTCCTAAAACAGCCACTTGCACTGTGGATGTTTGTTCCTTGTGATGGGGATGGAAATCCATGGATATACCCACCTACAAATGAAGAATGGGAGTGGGCTAAAAAAGATAGTACAGAAGCTGAACAAAGTTTTAAGCAAAAAGAATATTTTTTTAAAAAAGCCAAAGAACGAGTGCTTTTTGAAGGGTTTAAGGTAGTTGATTATTGGATTGAAAATAAATATGGAGAGCATTTAATTGACATAGATGCATTAATAGCTTTTTCGATTGAAGATTTGGCTAGTTGGCATATGGATATAGAATTAACCCCAACCGCAATAAAAAGTATATATGGAAGCTAAAGAACTAAGAATAGGAAATTATCTACATGATAGGAATGGGAATCTATGCAAAGTAATCGAATTAAGACAAGATGGTATTTATGCTCCTGCTATCGGAAAGGCTACAACAGGATTGCCAAATAAGCCTATAGAACTAACCGAAGAATGGTTTTTAAAGTTAGGATTTGAGTCAAACAATGTGTCTTATAAAATAAACAATGACAAATTTGTATTTGAGCTATATTTTTATGATGCATGGAATCTAAATTATGTAGAAAAAGTAAAATTTGGAAATGATAGTGTTGAGTTATCTGGTTATTGGAAAATCCATGAATTGCAAAATCTTTATTTCGCCTTAACAGGAGAAGAATTAACAATTAAATCATAGGAAATGGAAAGAAAAGCAAAAGAGGAGCGAATAGTCCAAATTCTGAATGGTGGACGTACTACTACTTTATATTTTAATGAAAATACCATTGAACTATTTAATAGAGCTGTGAAAAATTGTATTAATCACCCCAGAAAATACCCATCAATAGATTATAGTGATCAAAAAGATGATATAGTATTCACAGCGGAATATTTAAAAAACAGCTTAATAATATATCCTAAAAGAAGCCACCGAAGCAGCAATTAAAAAGGCTGTGGAAATATATAACGAGAAATACAAAGAAAATGAGTGAATTACACAATAAACTAAAAGATGCTATAGATAACTATAACAAGACAAAAAATAATCAAAAAATATTAGAAGATTATTTTGGAGCAGAAAATTTAAAGAATCTTCCTTTCAGACACCTTAAAGTTCTGCTTTCATATAGTGATAGAGATGGTGATGAATATCTTGAAATTGACTTTAATACTTTTAAAGCTGATCATTACTGTATGGTTGCTGGCATGGGAGAACCATCACTAACTGAAAGTATGGTAAAAGCTATTGAAAAAGAATTATTTAAAATTTTAAATGTATGAGCAATAAAACAGCATTACAGGAGCTAATTGAAAAATTGGAGAGTGAGCTATATGAACTAGATACTAAATGTGATATATCAGAAATTAATGATGGGGTTAGGTTTGCCTATAATCATATTCTTACATTAATTAATGATGGAATTATAGAAAAGGAAAAGCAAAAGAGGCATTTGAAAAATGGTATTTTGATACCCAATGTGAAAAAGAACGAAAAGGAGGTGCATCACAAAGACAGCTTTTTAGATGGCTATATGATGATGGACAGGGTGTAATTTTAAATTCATTTATAATTAATTGGCTGGATAGTGTGGGTATTTTTATTGAAATCCATACTCAAGGATTACAAAGATGGTTTTACTACAAAGTAAAATTCTTAGAAGTTATAGAAAGTAGGGAATTAGTTAGAAACCGTCAAGAAGCCACCGAAGCAGCAATTAAAAAGGCTGTGGAGATTTACAACGAAAAATACAAGGAAAATGAAGAAAATAATGCAAGTAATTGAAAACTGTACTGACTGCAAGTTTTCAAGAGAATATCAAGAACTTAACGGAAATACTTCGTTTGTACTTATATGTGACTATGAAAAGTCTTATGATGATGGAGCAGTAGAAAAGAATCCATTTTTAATAGCGCAATCATCCTGTAAAATTAGAACATATAATAGTATTCCAATACCTAAAGAATGTCCGTTAGAAGATTATAATGAAAATAACACTTAACCCAAAATACGGAAACCCGTAAGGTGATCCGGAAACCAAACACTAAATTTCGCACATGAAAATATTCAAAAACATGTCATGGGATGAAAAACTGGAGCTTGGATTCTATGCTTCACTATTGATAGTAGCCATTTGGTTAATATTAACAGGATTTGAAATATGGGAATAACAAAGGGGCAATTAAGCCCCCTTGTTATTTAAAGGTATCTTTAAGACATTTATCAATAAATTTTATTAATAGGACTTTGTGATTTGAAAGTGCGTCTAATTCTAAACCTCGTTTCTCATAGAAATCAGCCTTTAACGATGACATAATTTCAAATTTTTGATCCTCATTAGTTTCATTGTTATTTAGAGTATGTTTTACTTTTATACAATGGGTCTCAAACAGATTTAAGGAATTTATTATGTGCCCTCCAATTGCCATTAACATATCTATAAATTCATTGTCGTTTAGAAAAAGTAAAACTTCACCCTCTTTCATTTTATAATTGTTATAACTGTTGTTACATTCTTTAACCAATTCATTGTTTTCAAATTCCCAATTATCACTAAATTTTGAAAATGAAGACATTACTATTGTTTCTAGACTATTTAATGACCCATAAAAATCAAGAATAACCTTTCTTTTTAATGCTAAATAATCAATTTCGCCTGAAGTTTTTACGGTAAACATTGATTCTACTTTTTTAACTTCAGCCGTAATTTTACCAATATCCTGCCTTGTAGCTAAATTCTTAGCTTTTTCTTTTAAAAGGTTAGCAATATAATTTTTAAAATAAAAGGTAATTCCTATAAACAATAATATCTCAATACCTTGCGAAATTGTAAATACACAGTTCATGCTATTTCTTTAAATATCCAATTATTATTTCTTTCCCGGATTCGTCTTTTGTGTAGATAGGATCTGAATCTTTTTCCCGGTCTATTGGATCGAACAATTCCACAATATCAACTTCCAGTACTTCAGCGATCTTTTCAAGACTTGCTAGAGACGGAGATTTCAATAAATTAGTTGCATAACTCCTGTTATCTCCACGGCCTAATAGTTCAGCAAGTTTTGCTTTATTAATACCTTTTTTTTCAAGAATTCTTTCAACGTTTAAAGCCATAGTTTGAAATGTTTTGACAAATTTATACACTGTACTTTATATGTGTTTAATTATTTTAAAACTTTAACAAAATTTTAACATTATACATTTGTTTTGAAATATTAAAACATTTTATATTTGCTGTATAGAAATTACAAAACAAAACGATATGACAACTTACATCATTTTAGAAAACGGTATTAAGACATCTTCAAAAGTTTTAGCCCCTAGTTCAGAAGCTGCATTATTAAAAGCAAATGAATTGAACGCAAAGCATAAAATGTACACTGGTGTACTTTCAGTTGAAAAAGCATTTAACCTATAAAGAATAAAGATATGATAAAGCTAGTGCAAAAAACAAGTCTTGATGTATTAATTGAAAGCGGTGATGCTGTAGAAATAAATAAAATGATTTCTCTAAAAGAAACCGCTTTAATAAATGCAAGAACAAATATGAATTATTTTCTAAATAGAAATCAAATAGACCTTTCAGAAAATGAGCGTGCAAGAGTACAGCTTTTAGAACGTCAAATAGAAAAATTAAAATCTGCTAAATAATAAAGAATATGAAAACACTAAAAGAAAGATTAAGAGATTTATTACATCTAACATCGAAAGATGAGACTGCTGAAGAGCTATACATTATTCTTGACGACTATATTTCGTCAGTGGCTGTAAGATTAGAACGAGAATACCACTTTAGAGATTTTAAAACTGGCGAAGACCTTGGTGGTAACTGTTTTGTTACACCACCTTCAAAAGGTGAGTTTTATGTAACTCATAAAGGTATTTATGAAGTATTACAGGTAACACACGTTTATGATTCTTCTCGTAGAGCGGGTACAATTTACTTGAAAAAAGCAAGAGATTTAAAACCAGCGGGGTAACTACCCGCTTTTTGTTTTAAAATACATTAAAAAGCAAATAAAAAGATATTAAAAAGCAAATAATTTATTATATTTGTATAAGTTATGAAGGCAATAGATTTAACAGGTAGAGAATTTGGTAAGTTAAAGGTTTTAGGTAGGTCTGAAACCTACGTGTCACCATCTGGGCAAAAAGTCGCTTTCTTTAACTGCATTTGTGAGTGCGGTAATCAGCATAAAGTAAGAAGTATTCACCTAAGACGTGGTAAAATTATTTCATGTGGCAATTGTGATGGCAAAAAACACGGTGAGTCAGGTACTATTCTATACCGGGTTTGGAATACTATGAGGTACAGAACAAGCGAAAATTACAAAGAAAGGCACTTGTATTTTGATAAGGGTATCAAAGTATGTGAAGAATGGACTGATTATAAAGTTTTCTCTAAGTGGGCAAAAGCTAATGGTTATAAATCGGGGCTTCAAATTGATAGAGAAAATAATTCAAAAGGTTATTCGCCAGAAAATTGCAGATGGGTTGATGTAAAGACCAACGCTAATAACAGAGATGTAACATTTCAGGTGAATTATAAAGGTGTTGTATTCGCGTTTACGTCTCTAGTTGATATTAAGAATCTAAGAAGCCACGAGAGAACTATAAGAAAAAGAATTGAAAACGGATGGACAATTGAAGATGCTTTTGATAAGCCTTTTAGAGTAGGTAACTATAAAAGAAAGCAAAATGATAGAGGCTAAAATTATACAAAAATATAAAAGCAAAGCAGTGCCTCAATTAGTGCAAATTGCCCAAAGGCATTTTAATGCCTTTATTCGAAAACGAGACAGTTTCGATGGTTTTTTTAAGTGTATATCATGTAGTGAGATAAAGCCAGTTAGTAAGATGCATGCGGGACATTTCTTTTCAGTTGGTAATTATGCTAGTGTAAGATTTGATGTAGATGATTGCCACGGTCAATGTCATAAATGTAACACATTCTTACACGGCAACCTGATACCATACCGCGAAAATCTGATAAAAAAAATAGGTCAAGAACGGTTTGACCAGCTCGAAATGATGAGCAAATTAAAAAACTTCAAATACGACCGTTTCGTATTGATAGATATTATTGAACGCTTTAAAAAATATTAATATGTCTAAAAAGATCAAAGAAGCAAAAAACGAACTGTATTTAGTATTGACTAAAGAATGGTTCGATAAAATACTTTCAGGCGAAAAAAAAGAAGAATATCGTGACTTTACAGACTTTTATATTACCAGGTTAGGGGTAATTGATAAAGACGGTGATCTAGTCGATACGAAAAAATACGATACAATTCGTTTTCAGCTTGGCTACAAGCAAGACGCCCCGAAAATGATCGTAAAATGTGAAGATGTAATAATTGAACACGACGAAGACGCAGGCGATGAATTAACTTCTGAAAACTGCAATTTCGTTATTGTTCTAGGTGAAATTCTCGAAAAAATCAATTGTTAATATGAATAACCAATAAAACTTAAAGCAATGGCAGAAGGTTCAAAAAAAGGTACTGGTAGAGCTTCTACAAGAGCTCAAAGAACTATCAGAAATTCTGGTGTACCAGCCCGAATCAGAAGAGTAGGTAGAAGATAATGAACTTATTGACTCCTACAATGAACAGCATTAAGGCCTTGTCTGAAAAAACAGACAGGGTTTTGCTGTTTCATTCAGCTGCCGGCAAAGATAGCATCGCATTACTCGAAATGCTCGCGCCTCACTTTAAGTTTATTCAGTGCGTATTTATGTATATGGTTAAAGACCTTGATCATATCAATAGGTACATTAAATGGGCAGAAAAACGCTACCCAAATTGTCAATTTATACAAACACCTCATTACGCATATTATAACCTCAAAAAACATGGTTTTTATGGTGCCGAGCAGGTAGGGTATTCAGACTGGACCCTATCAAAGATTGCCGACAAGGTTGTTGAAGAAACGGGCATAGAATGGCAAGTTTATGGGTTTAAAAAAGCTGATAGTATGACGCGTAATATCATGCTAAAAGGCTATTACGATGAAATCACAAATGAGAAAACTAAGAAAATATATCCGCTTTCTCGGTGGAAAAATAAAGAAGTCTTAGCATATATCGAAAAACAGAGGCTAATAAAGCCTTTACAATACTCAAAGCTAGGAAATGCAAAAAGCCAGGGTACCGCAGTAGATGATATCGGTTTTCTAATGTGGTGTAAAAATAATGCTCCAGAAGACTTGAAAAAGGTTATTGCCGAGTTTCCTGATGCTGAACGAATAATTTTTGAATACGAATACCAAGAAAAAAGGAAAAATGATTAAAGAAAATAAAATTCCGGAAGCAGAAGTAAGAAAGATTCAACGTAGTCAAATTATTCTTGCTGATTACAATCCAAGAACCATCCAAGAAGACGCAAAGAAACGCTTAGAGAAAAACGTCAAAAAAAAGCTATATGGTGGTATAGTATGGAATGAAAGAACCGGAAATCTGGTTTCAGGCCATCAAAGAATTGGTGTAGCTGATAAAGCAAATAAATATAATCCTGAAACTAAAGAAAATGATTACTGGATTACGGTAGTTGTAGCAGACTTATCTGAAAAGGAAGAGAAAGAACAAAATCTATTCTTTAATAGCAAGGCCGCAATGGGAGATACAGACTATAAAAAACTCGCTCTAATATTTCCTGATATTGACGCTGCTCTGGCCGGACTTGATGATGTAGATATATCTTTCATAGAAATGGAAATGCCAGAACCTGTAGAAGTAGAAGTTCCAACCTTTGAACCTCAAGCATCCAAGAAAGAAAAGTCTATAACACAAGAACTGGATAACTCCATATCTGTAACAGAAGCTAGTGTATCAGAAATGGAAAGACAGGAATCAGAAGATAAGTCCAGACAAGAGAAAATAGATGCTGTAAAGAAGGTAAAAGAGCAGGTAAAACAGTCAGCTGTATATGAAGGTGATCCTTACTTTACTGTTTCATTTGACTCCTATGAGAACAAAGTATTTTTCTTAGAACAATTTGGTATCAGTGCCGACGTAAAAATAATAAAAGGAGAAGAGCTTGCAGAGAAGATCAACAATATGTGATAAGGAAACATACGATTCCGAAGGAGCTGCCAGACGTGTTATTGAGAAATGTAAACACACTAGCAGCCGGAGCCGTATTCCTAAACGTTTTTATTTCTGTAAGATCTGCAAAGGCTATCACGTAACAAGTCAGAAAACAAAATCAAAATATTATTGATATGGATAAAGAAAAATTTGAAATAGAATCTGTAGATAGATATTACTACTATGATGGTAGAAACTCCAAGAGATATGTAGAAACTACTTTCTGGTACAATCCTTATACACTTGAAAGAAAAGAGTCACAGAGAAATGAGTTTATCTCTACAGGACAAGAATATAAACTTCCTGAATGGGCAAGATCAATATCTAATAGAAGAAAGGATTTAGAACCGAATATTAACTTCTAACAATCAATACTATCAATATGGAATACGGGAATGAAAAATATACAGATGAAGAGCTGAAACAGGCCTTAATTGAAGCTAATGGACAGCCAACAAAAGCGGCTGAGCTTCTTGGTATAGATTATTCCGGGCTATATCGTAGAATAAGAAAGAATCCAGAACTATTTGAGGTACAAAATGCCTACAAGGCTAAAACCTTTAATAATGTTGCTAATGTTGGATTAAATGCTCTTTTAACTGGTATAATGAACGAGCCTATGGAAGATGAAGAAGGAAATATCATTGAAGGCAAGTTTGTAAAGAGAAAGGTTGATTATCGTACACGATTAAGCCTGATACCTAATTTAATGCAGACTTTTAAAACTGCTGACGGAATTAAGGAGCAAATTGAGGTTACAACTGATGGAAGTATTAATATTTCTGATTGGCTTAAAATGAATAATCAGAATAAAAAAGAGGAATAATTTGTTAAAATGGCAAAGTTGGTCTTTGATTTCTCCGGGGTAATACAAAATTTGAGTAAAAATAGGATAAAATAATTGCGAATATCATAAAATGGCTATAAAAACACAGACTGCTTATGATGCTCTTTATGAAGATAAGGAGAAGTTTATTATTTTAATGACTGGCGGACGTGGATCTGCAAAATCATTTAACGCAACAACATTCATAGAACGTCTCTCCTTTGAAAAGGGTCATAAAATGTTGTTTAGTCGTTATACGATGACTTCTGCAAAAATATCCATTATCCCAGAATTTGAGGAAAAGATTGAACTAGAAGGTACACGGGAATATTTCATAATCAACAACAATGAAATAATAAATAAGTTCTCCGGTTCCCAAATCCTGTTTAGAGGTATTAAGACTTCTTCCGGTAACCAGACAGCGAATCTAAAATCCATACAAGGGATTACTGCCTTCATTGGTGACGAAATGGAGGAGTGGGAGAGTGAAGACGATTATGATAAACTGGTATTATCTATTCGACAGAAAGGAATACAGCTGAGAGTTATATTAATACTAAACCCAACAGATGCAGACCATTTTATTTATAAAAAATACATTGAGAATAATCACCGTATTGTACAAATAGACGGAGTTGATGTACAAATGTCAACACATCCAGATGTTTTACACCTTCACACAACGTATTTAGACAATATAGAAAACCTTTCGGAACAGTTTATAACAATTGTAGAATCAATCAAAAAAGAAAGTATTGATCAATGCACAGTAAACGGAGTTCTTAACCAGGCGATGTTTAATAAGTCGAAATATGCTCAAAAGATTATAGGACGGTGGGCGGATGTAGCAGAAGGCGTGATTTTCGATAATGTGAAAGAAGGAGAGTTTGATACTTCTATTCCATATTGTTTCGGTCAAGATTACGGATTTTCTATTGATCCAGATACACTGATTAAAGTTGCTGTTGATCATAAACGGAAAATTATTTATCTCGATGAAAAGTATTATGGAGTAAACAAACTATCAACGGATGATCTATTTGCTTTGAATAAAGCTCATATAGAGAAGCCGAAAGATTTAATTGCCGGAGACAGCTCAGAACCTCGTTTAATTGAAGACCTAAGAAAGAAAGGTCTAAATATTAAACCTACAGAGAAAAGCCCGGGAATTGTTACTGCATCAATTCTTAAAATGCTTGAATATAAGATTATTGTTACTCCGGATAGCCATAATCTAAAGAAAGAACTTAGAAACTATGCATGGAGCGATAAAAAAGCCGGAATTCCAGTAGATAAATATAATCACGCAATAGACGCAGCCAGATATGGCTTCTTAGAACTAGTAGAACCAATAAACAATAACCTGAAGCGCATTGCTTCCCTAATATAATAACCATGGCAGAATTAACAATAGAACAAAGAATGGAGCGATTCAAGAAGAGAAAGACTCCTTTACCTGATATTGCTAAATATGATAGTGAATATAATGTGGAAAAGCATAAGATATTCACCGACCTAATTAATTTCCCTGATAGAGAAGCAGAAGTTATCACAAAGAACGAAAAAGGAGAGGAAGTTGTAGAAACTATTAAGATACCAAGAAATAGAATAGGGCTTCCATATCAAAAAAGGACGGTAAATATTGCTACAACTTTTTTATTTGGTAATCCTGTGCAGTATACCAATAATTTAGATGATGATACTCTGTACATAGCCTTTAAGGAAGTTGTGTCAAGAAACAAAATGATCTATTTTGATAAGGATATTTCTAATTCTGTTGGAAGGTGGAAAGAATGCGCTGAATTATGGTATGATATTGAAGGAGGAAGTACATATAACTCTTTTAATGCAGTTCGCACCCTTAAGGTTAAGCTACTTACACCGGATATTTATAATTTATATCCTGTTTTTGATCAGACAGATGATCTTGTAAGCTTTGGTCGTGAGTTTACTATAAAGGAAGGAAATAAGGACATTAAAATATTTGAAGTTTATACAGCAACTGAAATCATTACATATAGAAACGAAGGCTCCGGATGGACGGAAGATATAATAGATAATTTACTAGGTAAAATTCCAATCGTATACTATTCTGGCAACATTGAGTGGGAAGATGTACAGACCGGTATAGAAAGACTAGAAAGAATTTATTCAAATGTAGGAGAAAGTAATGACAAGTTTGCTTTTCCTATTCTTGCACTTAATGGTGAAGTAGAAGGCTCTTTTTCTCGTGATAGATCTGGAAAGGTGTTAATGTTCAAAGGTGATGGTAGTGGGCAATTCTTAGCGCCTCCACAGGCCAATGAAAACCTAGTAAGCGAGATCACACGTTTAGACGACGATATACATACTTTCACTAATACACCAAACATTTTCTCAATAAAGAATATCCAAGGCATGGGTAACATGTTAGCTGGGGAAAATGCAGAGTTTATTTTCTTGTCAGCACATTTAAAAGTAATGGATAAACTGGCTATCTACATACCTGCATTACAACGGAGAGCGTCTATTATTAAATCGTTCTTACAATCTTACAATATCAAGTGGAAAAGTTTAGAATTAGACGTAGAGCCAATTATTACTCCGTTTATTATCAATAATGAGTCTGCATTCATTCGTATGCTAATGGAAGCCAACGGAAATCAGCCAATTTACTCTCAGGAATACTCTATGGAAAAAGCAGGTATTAAAGATGTTCCGAAAATGCAAGAACAATTAAATAAAGAACAGGAGAAAAAAGCATCAACACAAATATTATAACTGATAATACCCTAGTTTCCTAGGGTATTATTGCGGAAGGAACGGGATTCTAACCCGTGAGCCAACAAAGGCTGCCCGAGTTTCAATCGGGTACATTAAACCACTCTGTCACCCTTAATACAATAATACATATTTTTAAATTCATGTACTAATGAAATCTTTAAATTTTAATTTCTACAAATTCCTTATTGATAATGGCTACGAAAAAGAAGTAATCCGTGAAGCCACAGGAAAGACTTTCTGTACCAACTACCAAAAGGAACTTACAGAGCATATATGGAATAGTTTGACTATCCATGCTGATAAAACATTTACTGCAGCTTCACCGGCGAACGGAATAGAGTATAAATATCACCCGCAGCCAACTGATCAGGAAGAAGCAGAAAAGATATTGTTTAAGATTGAGCAGATATGAAAAGTATAAAACAGCTCTATATTGAGCATGGGGAAAAAGGAGAGTTACCATGTTGTCTTTCAAGCACACAGTGCAGATACGGTACTCCATATTGTGCAGCAAATAAATGGGAACATGCTAAAAATACCTACCCATTAAATATGCAAGATATAAAATCAAGACAAGATTTAGAAAAAGAATCTAATGAAGAATCACGACGAACTTCACCGGAAACGGATAAATAAGTACTTATTAGCCATCGAAAGACTGTTTGATGAGCTTATTTTGTCATGTTCGTCGTTAGTAGTTCGTTTGAAACTTAAAGATGAGTTATTCCAGTTTAGGAAATACCCTTCTATCATAAAATATGCAGATAGTTATCTGGTTAATTATAACAACAGCCTGTTAAATTCTATAAGGACCTACACGGAATATGAATGGGACTTCGCCAATGCTAAAATAGATGACATTCTAAAAACTCGGTTAGGTTCCATAAAGGGTAAAATTACGCCAAAGATATATGAAGCAGAGATCCGGAAGATAGCGAACCAGTCTCATAATCAAAAAGCACTTGAGGCATTCCAAAACAGGAAATCAGGCAAATTCACCGTTTCAGAAAGAGTATGGAATATTTCTCAGCAGGCAAAAGAAAACATTGAATTAGCCATAGAAGGAGCTTATAAAGAAGGTATGTCAGCACAAGAGCTGGCCAGAGCTATAAAATCAAACCTGAATAATCCTGATAAGCTATTTCGTAGAGTAAGAGATAAACACGGGAACTTAGTTTTGTCACAAGCTGCGCAAAGCTATCATCCAGGACAAGGAGTTTATAGGTCCGCACATAAAAACGCATTGAGATTAGCTGTTGACCAAATAAACACTGGATATAGGAAGTCTGAACAAATAAGAATTAATGCAAATAACGACGTTGTAGGCCAGAAAATAAACCTTTCTCCTTCTCACAAACATTATGACATGTGTGACGAATTAAAAGGCTCATATCCCAAGGATTTTGACTGGCACAAATGGCATACTGGCTGCATGTGTTTCCGTACTATGATTATGAAATCAGAATCTGAGCTTATTAATGAACTAAATGCTGGGCAGAACCTTCCTCCGGAATCCTCAGAAAACTATATAGGTGATGTTCCGGATAATTTCGTCAAATGGCATAATGATAATGCTAAAAAGATGAAAAACTGGAAACGTAAGCCGGATTTTATAGCTGATAATAAGAAGTTTTTGTAAATTTGAGCAATGGAACTTTACCCAGATGAAATAAAAGAATATAACCGCCTCACTAAGGGAATGGAATTTACGTTCATGGCTTTGACTATGGATTTTCTGACTCATTGTGAGAATGTTATTTTTGGGTATGAAGAGCCGGAACTACCTTATTTCTGCTTTCACCTTTATTCTGATAAAGGACTAAAGGAAATCTACGAAAAGCTTACAAATACACTTGAATATGTTTACTCAGAAGTAGATCCGAAATACAATAACCTACGGAATAATCTTTCCAACCTTCTCATATTACTTAGGGAACCAAAAGCCAGGATTCAGGATAAAAAATACCAGCAATCAAATAATGACTACTGGCATAAGTTAGTTAAAAATGAAGATAGACTAATTGGTCATTCAGCATTTAAAAAGTACGCAAAATAAAAGCCCGATCGATTTCGGGCTTCATTCTTATGCGCTTTGTAGCTTTTTAATTGTGTGATGTATAAATGCTCTGCCTTTTTCTGTCCATACAGTTTGCATACTTGTCTGGGTTTTACCTTCTGTATCGGTGTAAGTGTGCGTTTTGGTCTTGGTAAAGCCTTTGTTTTGATGAATGTGATATAATAACCATGTACCACTTTGTTTATACTGTATCTTCATGTCTGAAAGCTTTCGATTAAGGGTTACAGCACTCATACCTAACTCTTTCGCTATTTGGTTGGTATTGTACACGCTTTCAGACTGTAAAACCTCATTAAAATACTCGACCTTTGGGGCTTGCTTACGTAATTCAATAGATTGAAGTTCAATACGCTCGGCTTGGTTGGCTGCAAGCTTTAAGGCTTCGGCAAAAGTTTGAGGTAAAGCAAAACCACCAGTCTTTAATTTCTTCTCACAGTCAATAAAATATTTTCTTGCCTGCTTACCCTTTTCGCTTCTCTGAAGCATAGATATTTCTTTAGCACAATCTAAAGTTAATGCGTAATCGTCTAAAACCTCTCTTGTAGCATTATTTTGCATTTGGACATTTTTGACCAAACGTTGATAATCAATATCTTGTATGAAACCATATTCGAACATTCTTTGAATCCATTTATCAAATCTTGTTTCAATTTCTAAGAACTTATGTAATTCACGAGCAGACACGGCGGATTGACCGCCGTTGTCTTGTATTTTTATTAATTCGTTCATGTTATGATGCTTTTTTTACTATGTAATAATCTTTAATGAATTTTAGCCAAGAGTAATAAATAACTTCTGCCAGTTCGTTTACGTTTCTAAATTCATGTGGCTCACCTATTGTGTTATAAAATATATCTGAAAGTTCGTAACATAAATCATCGTCTACAATGTCCATAAATGTAAATGCATTGCCTATGCCGCCGTATATACCTTGTAGAGAATGATCACTTTCATTTGGCGCAAAGGCATTTAAAACCGTATGTATACCATCATAAATACGATCATGAAAAATATGATCAGCAATAATGTTTATAATTGCCTGTTCTTTGGCTGTTAGTACTAAGTTTTTCATTTTATATTTTTTTTATTGTTAATTAATTTTTACTTGTATTTTTTAAAAGCTGCATTCTCAAACGAAACCTAACTATCGAAAATTCGTCTATAGTAGAATCTATTGTTATACTGGGTTTTGAATTATGATTACTTAGTTCATTGATGAGAATTAAATTATTTTCTAAAAATTCTTTTTTAGAGATATACCCCTGACTGAAAAGCTGTTTATTTTTCATATGTATTTGATAAATGGCATTTAAGTCTACAGTTACCAGATCTTTAGTTAATATTGAATTTTTCATATATTAAATGTTAGTGATTAGATTGAATTTCTTAAAACATCTGAACTCTTGTTTTTCAGTGTCGAAGTAAGTTTGTACTGTTGGGTTGTCTTTTCGACCCGTACTTTTTGTTTCTGGTAATAATTCAGCTTTTAGAGTACCCCAGCATTCGCGAATAGTACCGTCTACTTTTTGAAAGTAGAACCGAACTATTTCAGTTTGCATTTTTATTTTCAGTTTGAAATTTGCCCATGCCTTCTTTAAACATTCAGAAAATGATAAGCCTGTTTGTCTTGCAAATTGCCATGCAGTTTTAAAAAGTTCAGTTTTCATATTGATATTATTTTTTAAGCTTATTAATCATTGATAATAATTTCGTGTTGTGGTTTTTACTACACTTATATAAGGTTGCTTTCATTTTATTCTGAAAGGCTTCGTTTTTAGTAATATCTTTCATCTTTATTATTTTATTTGGGTTAATAGCCTATTAGTCAAGTGTTACGATACACTTGCAGATAGTTTTTAATGTTGTGTACTTACTAACTGCATACTCATAATGTTTTGCCATCATTTCAGCTACTGCTTTCTCGCTGTTACACTTTAATAATCTTGCTTCTACTTTGTTTCTTAGAGTTGTCATATCTTTTTGTTTTTATTTAACTGCTATTTAAATAATTTTATACAAATTTAAATGAGGGTTAAATAATAAACAAATTTAAAATGTTAAAATTTTGTTAAATATTAAACTGTCAATTAAATAATTATATTTGTAATTAAATTTCATTTAAATTTGCAACTGTATACATTATAATAATATGATTAAACTAAGAGTTAAAGAATTACTGAAGGAGAAAGGAATTTCACAAAAAGAATTAGCGGAAAAGCTTAATATGACAGAAACGGGATTATCAATTTCAATTAATGAAAATGGAAATCCCCCTCTAAAAAGATTAGAGGAGATTGCAAATGCTTTGAATGTGGATTTTCTAGAACTATTTATTAAAAATCAAAATGAGGATATTCCTATTTATAAAAAAGAGGACGGAAAGGATATTATAGTAGGTTTTTTAAAAAAAGATTAGAATTTTACGGGAAACCGTTTTTTTGAATGAAAAGGAATGTTTATTTTCACTGAAAATTTTATATTATGAGAAAAATATTTACAGTTTTATCCCTTTCAGTTATTACGTTAGGAACAGTGTTTACTTCATGTTCTTCCTCAGATAATAGAGATGAACAAGCTTCTACTAGGTATAATGTTACTGGAACTTGGGATCTTATGGCATTCAAAGATGAAAATGGAAAATTTATAGACGCAACTATTCTAAAACAATGGGCAGCGTTCAATGCTGACGGAACCTATAAAAGCTACTCTAATAAAAGTAATTATTCAGGAACTTATACTTATGATAATAAGAGTTTAATTACTGCATCTGTAAGTGGATTTAAGGTATACTACAATATTATTTCTATTGATGGAAATGAAGCAATAGCTGAATATTATGATCAAAGTAATACAAATGATCGAGTAACTTTCAAGCTAAAAAGAAGATAAAAATAACCCGCTATTATGCGGGTTATTTTTTTTTCATATGTAGCTTTGCACCCACCCAAGGATTCGAACCTCAATTACTGGTTTTGGAGACCAGGGTCTTACCGTTAGACGAAATGGGTAATATTTATAGTTATTCCATTTAGGCGACCAGCTTCCTCACTTTATATAATTCGATTACTTTTATTAACTGGGTTTCATTCGCAATCATCCCCATTTCAATAGATTGAATGATGAATTTTTCAACATCAGAAATAAGTCTAAGTTCGTCTTGTGTTGCTGTGTCCCTTATTCCCCTTTCGTGCCTACCAAAAACTTTAAGATTAATTTCTCGTGCGTATCTTGGATAGTCTGGCTCAGAAACAATACTTGCAATAGCTCTATTCATTGGTGCAAAATCAGATCCTGCCAAAACCCTGTTAAATATTAGGCTGTCAGTTAGCCAAATGACTACTTTAGCATAAATAAGCGGATTCAGCTCCATAGCCAGTAATACCCAAATGTAAGGGTCGCAGAATGTTGACTTATTTTCTCCACGTCCGCCAGTTTTCCAAACTTTAAGACCTTTTAGTACTTTTACAACTCCTTCTTTTTCAATCATTTCCATAAATCCATGAATTGTTGTTTTTATGACACCTCGCTCATTTAGAATATGATAGCATCTTTCTTGAAAGTCTTTAGTTGTCATTACATTATCTATCCTTTTCAAACTCCACCCATGCTGAAATCTCGCATGATTGTAAGCTTTCTGTAAATCGGAAACAGAGAAACTCTGTCCATCTTTTGTATTTTGTCTGATTATAGTTCCGAACAAGTTTCTATCGGAACTATGCATTACTACATTTGTTTTCATATTAATGTTTTTATGTTATTTTTTTTTCCTTGTTTTTTATCCACTGTAAAACCTCTTCTCTAAGAAAGCGGTAATTATCTCCACGATTCCGAGAATAACCACCAACTAATAAGCTTTCTGGATAATGTCGGCATCTCAAATGGTTCCTTACTGTTGTTTCACTTCTATTTAATGTTTCGCAAAACTCCTTCAAGTCCATTGTAACTCTCATTCCGTTATGAAGGCGTAGAATAGCTATTTCCAATTCTTCCAAAGTCATGTCTGCTATTCTCTTTTTTCTTAATTCTTGAAGGTTTTTATCGCTCATGTAATAATCAATAATTGATTACTGTAAAAATAACAAAAAGCTATCAAATATCAATTAAAACAATATTAAAAATATATTAGTCAAAGTAAATTTGTTACGACAGAAATAATAACAATCAATTCGTAAACAATGTTTGACAAAATCTTATCAGGACTTAAAACTAAATACAAGGATTTAGGGTTAAGCGAGACAATTTTGAAAGGAATCGCTAACAAATTAGCGAGGTCGGTCGAAAAAGAAGAGGATATTGAAACTGCCGTTGCTGGGGTTGAAGATGATTTGAAAATCTTTCAATCATTATCAGACCAAAACCGAACGTTACAAACCGAAATCACAAACCTTAAGAAAGCAGGAGAAGGTAAATCCGAAGAGAAGAAGGAAGAAGAAAAAAAGGAGGGTGAAGAAAAGAAAGAAACGGGTGGTGAAGAAGTTCCGGCATGGGCAAAGGCTATTATAGATTCCAATAAGGCAATTCTAGAAAAGCAAAACCAACTGGATGCAGAAAAGATCAACAAAACCAATGCAGAAAAGCTTGTTTCAAAACTCAAAGAATTAGGAGTAAATGAATCGTTCTACAGTCTTCACCTAGGAAAAACCTTTGAAAAAGAAGACGAAATAGAATCATTCGCTAATTCCATTAAAGAAGCAGAGGATAAATATCTACAGGACACCAGCAATGAAAAGCTAAAGTCTAAAGATGTACCGCTATTCGGTCAAACTACTAAAGAAGGAGAAGTCTCTCCGGATGTCCAAGCATTGATTGATTCTAAAAAATCGTAAACAATGAACAACATTAAAAAGTTTAACGGAAGCCGTCAGAAAGTTGTTTTTGATTCTATGACATTGGCAACTTATCCAGGAGGGGTAATTATTGACAATGTAGATGCAAAAGCAAGATTTACAGACGGTATTATACCTGCAGGAGCTGTTGTAGTTCCTAGCGATGGAAAATTTAAAATCGTAAATGCTGACTTAACGGCTACGAACATTAAAGGTGCAATTGGTCTTGTATTACAGGATGTAGCTATTGAAGATTTTACACAGTCATCTGTAGTTATGGACGGCACTGTGAGAATTGCAGCCCTTCCGGACAAAGAACAAGCAGGGGCAGCCTTATTAATTAAGGAACTTCCAAGCCTAAAGTTTATTTAACCTCAAAAACGTAACCATGTCAGATATATTATTACAAAAAATTATGCCCGAATATAGAGAGGTGGATTTAGGAGCAATTCTAAATGCTAATCCTTTGGGTGAATTACAGTATAAGAACTACTTTCCGTCAGAGTTCAAAACAGGACTTACATTCGGGAACCTAGAAGGTGATACAGGAGCAAAAGTTATTGCGCCAATCGTAGCCATGGATTCTGATGTTATCCTTAAAGGTAGGGATAATACAGAAGCTATTAAAGGTGAAATTCCTAAAGTAGAAGTTGGTAGAAAAAAGACTGAAAAAGACTTTTTCAAAATTAACGAATTAAGAAATGCGGTAACAGCAAATCCGAATAACAAAAACATTAGATTACAGCTTATCAATAAGATCTATGATGATGCAGTTTTTGTAACGGATTCGGTAAACGCTTCCATGGAATACATGTCTAAATCTCTTCTTTCACAAGGTTTCTATGAAATGAACGGGATTAAGATTGATTTTGGTGTGACCATGCAAGATGCTACATCCGATTGGTTCCTACCTGCAAATGCTGCAACTTTCGATCCTATTAAGGAGTTCCAGAAGTTACAAAAGCAAGCTCTTGCTAAAGGTTTCAGATACTTAAGAGCTGTAATGGATCTAGCTACTTTCAATCAGTTGGTTGCTTCAGAAAAGGTAATCAAATTCACAGCTTCTTTTGCGCAAAATGCACTAGGATTAGCACAGACGCCAACTTTAGCGCAGGTTAATTCAGCATTACAGGCTCAAAATTTACCTGTTATCGAAATTTGGGAGTCATACGTAAATGACGAAGCAAAAGACGGTACGCTTACTTCTATGAGCGGATGGATTCTTGGAAACATTCACTTCTCAGGTACTGCGGATTTTGGAAATACTCAGTACACTATTTCTCCTGAAGCGTCTATTGATCTTAACGAGACTTCAAAATTAACTACAAATGAATTCATTTTGGTTTCTACGATTGCTAAAGCTGCTCCTATGCAGGTGTTAACAAAGGCTACTGCTTTTGCTACTCCTGTACTTAACAGTGTGAAAAAGAGATTAATTCTTAAAACTAAGTTAGCATAATGACTATCGGGGAGTACGTAAAGTTAAAAATGTCACAATGGTCGTTTGAATACTCCGAACAATTGCTTTTGGCTGAAATGCAAGCAGTAGGGCTTAACCCTGAATCCGAGTACAACGAGAACACAAATACAGATCAATTGTTTTACAGAATACTCCCCGATGTCCTATTTGCTCCAACTAGTGTAAGTGAAGGTGGTTACTCTATAAGCTATGATAAGAATGGTATGCTAGCATATTATCGAATGATAGCTAGAAAACTTGGGAAACCGGACCAAACAGCAACCCAAACAATAATAGACATAACTAAGCGATGGCTGTAATTCAATATCCATATTCTCTGAAAGTATTTGTTGAAGGTGAAAGTCAATACAACGAAGCTACAGGCGAATGGATAACTACTGAAAGCACATGGAAGGATTGGGGGAAATGTCGTGATGAAGTTGCTGGACCCGGAGCAAAAATAAACACTGAAGACGGTGAGGTTTACGAGTACGGATGGACGGTTTACTGCCCTAAAGTTACTCAAAGAATCACCAAAGGAACAAAGATCAGAGTAATAGATACAGAAGGAATAGTAAGAGCTGAAAAACCTGTTTTAAGATTCTCTAAAGACCAATTACACGTAAGGATATGGCTTTAACACCAAAATTTGACATGAGGTCAATTGATAAGATACTAAAAGGTGCTACCGACGACCTAAACAATTCTATTATACGAGTTCTTAGGTACGTTGGAGAGAAAGCAGTCAACGAAGCCAGAACAAACGGTAATTATCTTGACCATACGGCTAACCTCCGGAATTCAATCGGATATGTGATTGTCATTGACGGAAAGGTAATTGATCAAAACTTTACTTATTCGTCCAGAGGCGCAGAAAGCAAAGATGACGGTTTAAAAATAGGGAAAAACCTTGCTTTAGAGATTGCCAGACAACAAAAGGAAATAGCCTTAATAGTTGTTGCAGGTATGAAGTACGCTCTTTATGTAGAATCTACCGGAAAGAATGTTCTTACAAGTGCAGAACAGTTGGCAAACATCCAAGTTCCTTCATTATTAAATCAGCTTAGACGATGAAGACAGTAATTGATGGCAAAGAGTGGATTTTGGAGCTTTTAAACGCCAATAAGCCTACTATCTCAGGAAAGATATACATAGACAAAAGAATTACGACAAACACCGAGGATATAGTTATTAACTCTCTTACAATGACTGGGCAATTTATGCAGAATGGTGTTTTCAATGTCAATTGTTATGTGCCAAATCTTTCTGTAAACAGTGGTGGAACTATTGTTCAGGTTCCAAATAAGAAAAGGCTTAAAGAAATCTCTTCACAGGTTGTTGATGTCCTAAAGTATCACGCTGATCCTAAATATAATCTTTCGATTGAGAACATCGCTCAACTGGAAGAAACCAATGAAAACGCAAACTATATAAACTTCAGGGTCTCCCTGAATGCTTTTAACTAAAAAACTTAATACCAATGAGTACAATTAATAACGGTTTAGCTAAAGTAATGATTGGAGCTATTGCTTCTGACGGAGGCATGGGAACAACTTTAGCCCGATTAGGAGATATCAAAGAAGGCTCCTTTAAAATTAATCACGCAGAAGGTGATAAAACCGAATTCAAAGTAGAAGAACATGATGATCCTATTTTCATCAGACAGAAAAAAGGAACTCTAGCATTTGAGTTTGAGATTCACAATCCAGACGCAGCCACTTTCAAGCAAATCTGGGACGGAACAGTAGATGCGACAGGCAAATACACACCTCCAGAGGTTTTAGTGCCACGTGAGCTTTCTTTTAAAGCTATTCCGGAACAAGGATATGGATTTGATGTTGTAAGAGCGCAAGTTGTAGGACGCTTTTCAGATGCAATGGGTAAAGATAGTCTACTTGGAGTAATCGTTACAGTAACGGTTCTTAAGGCAACAAAAGAAGGAATTGCAAATTTCGAAATGCCAAAATACCCACTGACAACTACTCCATAACATTAATCTTTTAAATCAAAAACCCGTCTGTACTTATGGGCGGGCTTTTTTCTAACCATGGAAAATTTAGAACAAGAAGAGATCAGTTTACTGCTTGGAAATGGATATGAATTTCGGACAATATTTTTTGGTAAGCAAAGAACCTGGAAAACCGGCAAAATTACTTTAGGGAAGATGGTAAGGCTCTCTGATGTATACATTAAAATGAAAGTTGATGAACAAGCTTTAACAAGTGAGTCACTTTCTGAAAGCATTCCGGCACAATATCAAGCAGTAAGAGATAACGCCAGGCTTTGCATAGACGCTGTTTATGTAGCAATAGAAAGCGAACTACCTAAATGGATGAAAAGATGGAAGTTCTTATTAAAACCATTCATTAAAAAGCATTTCCTGAACTCATTTGATAGTGCAGAACTTTTAGAATTCACAATGCAGCTTTTAAAATCATCCAACTATCAAAATTTTATGACCTCTACGGCATTGATGAACGGAAACAGACCGACCAAAGCGAAGTCGATAGAGTCAAAGGTCTCAAATCCATCTACGGAAACGTTGGACAAATCTGTCACCATTTCGGATGGACTTTAGACTACCTGCTTTGGGAAGTTGACTGGCGAATTGTACAAAGAATGCTAATTGATGCACCGGACTACGATTACGACAAAGAAGACGATAAAAAAACTAATAACAATACCAAATCCATAAAACTCACAGAACAAAACGCTGATGAGCTTATGGAACAACTCAAGCAATACCAGTAATGAACAATAGTCAAGGAGCTTTATATTTCGGTGCCGGAATCGACATGACGCAGTGGCGAAACAGCATTAATGAAATGCGTCAAGATATTTTTGGACTTAATAATACTGTTCAAAAAGAAACGAAAAATATTGACTCTGCTTTTAAAAATTTGTCATTAGGAATTGCAGGATATTTTTCTGGCCAAGCTTTATTAGGTTTTGCTAAAGAGCTTATCAATATTCGCGGAGAATTCCAAAAAACTGAAATTGCATTTTCGACTATGCTTGGAGATGCTAATCAGGCGAAGTCTTTAATGGGAGACATGGTAAATTTGGCTGCAAAGACACCATTCTCTCTTCAGGATGTTTCATCCGGAGCAAAACAATTACTAGCTTTTCAAATACCTGCAAGTCAAGTAGTAGATACACTTACCCGTATGGGAAATATTGCTGCAGGTCTTTCTATACCATTAAGTCGAATAAACCTTGTTTATGGACAGGTTAAGGCTAAAGGTAAACTAATGGGCGATGATCTTCGTCAATTTACTGAAGCAGGTATTCCAATGGTTGCAGAACTTGCTAAAAAGTTCAATAAAACTACTGCCGAAGTATCTGCTATGGTTTCTGCAGGAAAGATAGGTTTTAAAGACGTTAAAGATGTTCTTTTCTCAATGACAAACGAGGGAGGAATGTTCTTTAACCTTATGGAGAAACAGTCAGCTTCTTTATCTGGCAAGATATCAAACTTAGAGGACGCTTGGGACCAGATGCTAAATAAGATTGGTGAAGCAAATGAAGGATTATTAAATGACGCAATTGACGGGTTATCATACTTAGTTGAGAATTATGAAGAAGTAATAAAAGTATTAAAAGTATTAATAATTACTTACGGTGCTTACAGAGCTGCACTTATTCTTACTGCAGTTGTACAAAAAGCCCAGGCGATGTATCAGAGTATTACAACTTGGATAAGCTTAGCTCGAAGCATTAAAACAGCGGCAGATGCTCAGGCTTTATTCAATTTGACTACTAAAGCCAATCCTTTAGTAGCCGCTATAACAATTATAGCCCTTGTAACTTCAACATATGCGGTTTATGGGGATCAGTTAAGAGAACTCCTTTCAATAACAAGAGAGTTTAATGCAACTCAAATTGCTCAAACAGAAATAACTGATAAATACCAGAAAGAGTTTAGTAAAGGAGTAGCTAAATCTAAGGCAGATATAGATATTCTTGTTCATACTATAAAAAATGAAAATACTTCTTTAGAAGGAAGGAAAAAGGCCTATGAAAAGCTAATTGCAATTGACCCAGCGTTCCGTGGAACGCTTGACGCTCAATTCAAAGCAACCAATAGATTGGCTTCAACATTCGACTATGTAACTAAGAAAATGCAGGAGTTTGCAAAAGCTCAAGCAAGGATGGCTGTTACCAGAGCGAATCTTGAAAAAGAAGCTCAATCTGAAATGGATTATCAGAAAGCTGAATATGATTATCAAAAAGCTCTTGAAAAATCTAGTAAAGCACCGGTAAATAGATTAGGTGGTGACAATTCTGGAATTAAGTATAGACAAGAGGCTATTGAGGCTAAAAAACTACGTGACGAAAAGTTAAAAGAGTTCAAAGAGAATAAAGAACTCAACAATTATATCCTTAAAAGTAATGATGAAATTACTGCCCAAATACGTAAGAACATTTCTGTTGCTGACAAGCAAATTAAAACCGGAATGGTTGAAGGTAAAAAAGCCACTAAGGAGACTATTGAATGGGTAAAGCAATTAAAAAAGGCAGAAGAAGATAAATTAAAAATATTTGTTCCAGTTGAAATTGGAGATGATGATGTCAAAACTGGTGGTGTATCAGGATGGAAAGCTAAACTCGATGAACGAATAAAATCTCTGGGAGAGGCAATTGATAATGCTCCAACAAAAGCACTTGCTCGTAAGCTTACACTACAAAAAGAAGCTTTAGAGAGGGAACGCGATAGTATAAACTCTAAAAATACTACTCAGAAACAACTTGCTGAAATTTTTCCAATCGGTTCAATTGCTGAACTACAACGTAGAGCTAACCTAATTAATGAGGCAATCAATGTGGCCGTTAATGGAATGGTGAAGCTGCGTAAGCTAGATAAGTACGGAAAAGATAAAGATAAAAGCGGTAATCCTTATTATACAGGAGAGATAGTTTCCGTTGATGAAGCAAAAAAGCAAATTCAAGATATTAATAAAAAAGTCCGAGAACTTCAGGCAGAGGCGCAAGCAAGAACCTTCAGTGAAGAAATGGATGAAGTGAAACGTCAAATTGGCGTTCGGGACAAACTTCTTCAGCAAGGTTATTCTAAAGACTATGTTGATGGAATGTTTCCGAAGATTAAAGATAAATCTTTTCTGCAATATTTGGAGGAAACAGATGTTGCTATAGATAAGCTTCTTAAATCTGGTAAAGCAGATAAAGAAACGGCACAAAACTTAGAATTAATTAAAAATACTTTAAAAGACTATAAAGGTACCGAAACATATATAGAGGGTATTAATAACCAGATTGATGTATTAAAGTCTAAATTTTCAGGTTCCGAGCTTATTTCTAAATTAAAAAAATATGGCATAACTGATGTGGGAGATTCAACAGAGGAAGAAACATCGTATAGAAATAGAGAGGTAAAAAAGGCTATTCGTGAAGAGGAGAAAAGAATAAAATCATCTTATGAAAGTTTCTTAAAAGAGCACAGGACGTTTGAAGAGAGAAAACTAGCTATAACTAAAGAATTTGATGATTTAAGGAAGGAAAATGATAAAAATGAAACTTCCGAGCAACATGCCGGAAATGCTATAAAAATAGACAGAGGGGAAAAAGAAGCTAATTCCGCACTAGAGCTTGACATTATCAAACAGTCTAAGGAATGGGAAGCAGCATTTGGAGATATGGAGTTTATGACATCCGATTCTCTAAATAGAATCTTACAAAAACTTTTAGAGTTCAAGGAGAAATCTAAAGGAACTTTAACCCTTACCGATACTGCTGAATTAGAAAAAGCTATTGAAAGGGTTAGAAGCGCAGCAAATAAAAATCCATTCGTCAACCTTGTAAATAATTTTTCCAGTTATAAAAAAGCTTTAAAAGATTCATCACAAACTCAGAAGGAAGTAAAACAAGCGCAGGAAGAATATAATGAAGCAGTTGAAAAAGAGGGAAAAGAATCTGATGCCACAATAAAAGCAAAAGAAAAATTAAGAAAAGCTACAGAGAAAGGTGTAGCAGCAGATATAAAAGCTGCTGAAGCAAAAAAACGATTTGTTGAAAATTTACAAAAATCCCAAGGCATATTTAACGCTATTGGTGATGGCATAAAGCAAATAGGAGATGCTTTTGGAGGTTTAGATGATGCTACAAATGATGCTATAAATGATATCATGGCTATAGGTAATGCTGCATTTGACTTAGGTAAAAGTATTGCATCAGGAGATATAGCCGGAATGATTTCGGCAGGTGTAAATCTTATAGGTTCAATATTTAGCGCACTTTCTGGCGACAAAAAGAAAGAGCGTCAAATAAAAAGCTGGCAAAAGGCTGTAGATGATCTTAAGTCATCTTATCAGGATCTAGAATACCAGTTAAAAAAGACATTAGGAGAAGGTGTTTACCAAGAACAAGGTAAAATGATTGCCAACCTAAGGGAGCAACAACGAGTTCTAAAGCAAATGGCTGACACAGAAGCAAGTAAAAAGAAATCTGATGATGGTAAAATAAGAGAATATCAGGAACAATCAAAAGCAATTGATCGCCAGGTTGACGAGATAATCACCAACATGAAAAACCAGATTTCTGGAACTGATGCAAAGGATCTTGCGGACAAACTTGGTGATGCTCTTTTCGATGCATGGCAAAAAGGAGAAGATGGTGTAATAGCTTACGGAAAAACCGTTGATGAAGTCATGGCCAATGCTGTAAAATCTGCTTTAAAACAAAAGCTATTACAGGAGCCTATGCAGAAGCTTGTTGATGATATGATTGAGAAGATGGGCTTCAAAACAAGGGCTACAAATGATATAGAAAAGCAAATATCAGATGCAGAGGCAAGGTTAAATGAATTAACCAACTCTAAAACGAGCATATGGAATTATGGGCAGGTTACCGCCGAAAAACAAGCCTTAAAAAATAAAATTGACTCACTTAAGAAGCAATTAGCAGATGCTCAAGCATTAAATACCTCTGGATCTTTTGATGGATTAACTAAAGAAGAGAGAGAAGCTATTAAGCAACAGGGTGTTGATGCTATGAAAAAATATACTGATGCTTTAAAGGAATATGAAGATTTATTCGGTGCAGCTTCTGGATCGGCATCTAGCTTAGAAGGTGCTATAAAAGGTATGTCAGAACAAACAGCAGATTTATTAGCAGGACAATTTAATGCTATCAGAATAAATGTAGGTGAAATTCTAAAAGTCATCAATGTCGGACAAGAACATGCAAAGCAAAATCTATTTATCCTTTCACAAATAAAAGGTGATACAAGTAACCTTATTCAAATAAGAAAGGACATTTCGGAACTCAACAGTAAAATAACTAATAACAACGGATTAAGAGGATCAGGGCTATGAGAGATATAATAAAATTAGCAACAGAAAGAGGTATATGTAAGCCATGGAGAGAAAACATGTCTAAAGCGACCATGAAAGAATATTGTGAAATGTTTTTCAAAGGTTCCGACTGGGCTATGGAGAAAGATTTTCCTTCACTTGGTTTATTGAGAAAATATAAAACTACTTCTCATTATGGGTTATATACTGATGCTAAGTTGAAGAAAGAAAACGCTAAACAAATTGCTTTTTTCGGTGAGTCTGTGGCTGAATTGGAGTACAACAAATACAATGTTGGAGAGGTTTATATCCGGCATAAATCGAACGTGAAAATTATAGCAAAAGACAATTCAATTGTTTATGTGACAATCGCCGACGGAGCTACTGTTGAAATTGAAGCTGAAGAAAACGCAAAAGTAATCGTATACCAATACGGAGGAACGGTAAAAGGTAATGCAACAATACATCAGAGATCATGGGAGAAGTAAATTATTCACTAAACGGTAAGGTATTTAGAGATTTTGGTGTTCGAGTTGCGAAATCAGACGGACTGCTTGGAAAACTAAAGCCAAGAGAGCAAAATACATATAAGTGGCCAGGCTATCACGGACGTCAATCAGACCCTATGCAAAAACCAGAATATGAAGAAAGAAATATCTCTCTTGATTGCTGGATTGTAGGCGGTGAATGGCAAGATATGAAAGAAAAATTTGACGAACTACTTTCTGAATTTGACAAAGCAGGTACACAAAGACTTATAGTGTCTCCTTTCGGTTATAAGCCTTTGATTTACGATGTAAAATTGTCAGACGGAGTAGAGTTGCAAAAAGATTTCAGAGATGGTCAAATGGTAGGTGTTTTTACCCTAAAAATGGTAGAAGAAAATCCTATCAAGAAGATCTTAAGAATAGAGTCTTCCGAATTTCATCTTTCTTTTAAATCCGGTAAATGGGTAGATATTAATACTGGTTATACGTCTCTTTTCAAAAAAGGGGATGTGAATATAAATGAGACACTTCCTTTCGAAACCTCTGATGAAGGTAATTTGATATTAGCAAGCACCGAAATAAAAAAATACTACGAAACATCTGCAGTAGTAGATAACAATGCAAAGCAATATACATACGGAGCCGATGCGTCAGGAACCGGAAATTATACCCTTTATGCAATTGCCAGAAATAAAAATACTAATGTTTTTGAGGCATTAGGAAGGCAATCTTATAATTTATCAGGTCCACAAAGAATAGGTGTGCGGTTTTCTGCTAACCTTGATTTATATGGAAAACTGGTATTTACTCTTCAAAATACCGTTAATCAAACTTTGCCAATGTCAAAAGCTGTTTTAAAGACAGGATATGAAAGTTTTGATTATGAATCAAACATAAATACTCATTACATATCATTAGCCGGGGATGTAGATGAAATCACTGAATTAACAACTAATGCAGAAGTACTATGGAACAAGTTGTAATACAGCAGAAGAACGGTAACAATATAGAGTTATTCAGCCGGAAGCCTTTTATAAGCATGACAAGTTTTGTACTTAATAAACAGGTGAACTTCGAAGACTTCATTGATATTGATGTAGATTCTAGTCTTCCACTAAATCTATTTTTAGAAGATAAAATAACTTTCAGAGGAAAGGATTACTTCTTAAACCTAATGCCACAGGTTAAGAAGTTGGCAAATGGTCGATTTACATATAATATGAGATTTGAGGGTGTAGCATACCTTCTTCGGAAGCTGAAACTATTTAACCTGGATTCACAAGGTTTTAAAACAGGAGTAGAGTTTCCTATGACCTCTGATATTCCAGCTTTCTTGTATCTTATCATAAACAACGTTAATAAGTGGGAAACAAAGTGGGAACTGGGAGAATTTCCAACCGATACAGAAGCTAAAACGATCACTTTCAATAATGAGAATTGTTTGGCTGCTTTACAGAGAATTTGTCAAGAATATGATCAGGAATTCGATATTGAGCAACGTAATGGGAAATATATTATCCATATCCGGAAAGTAAGCAGAACATTACCTTATGTATTTGAGTATGGTAAAGGAAATGGACTTTATGACTTAAACAGGTCCCGTGTCAATGATAGCGAAGTTGTTTCAATTCTTTACGGCTATGGAAGCTCACAGAATATTCCAGCGAATTACCGTGAGTATTCACAACGTCTTCGTATGCCTGTAGCCGTTGGTGATTATATTACAAGTCAGGCAGCAATAGATCTTTTCGGCCGTGTTGAAGACGTAATAACAATGGATGACATAAAACCCACTTTCAAAGGTGTTATTTCTTCTGTTGGAAGCTTAGAGAAAGGTGTACAGTCTTTTTCTGTATCGAATATGGATTTTGACCTAAAAGAAAAGAATCCAGATGGATCGACTAAATACCTTATTGCGGGAACTCCTGCTAAGATAAGTGTTACCAAAGGTGATCTGGCAGGATATGACTTCGAAATAGTGGATTATGATCATTCTACTAAGACTTTTAAGATAAAGCAGATTGCCGACGAAAAAGGATTAAAATTTCCTGACACATCAACGATATTCAGTTTTAAAGTAGGTGATGAGTTTACATTAATCGACATAATGATGCCGGAGCAGTATATTGTAAATGCTGAGAATAAGCTTCATGAAAAAGTACTGGAAAAGTACCAGCAAGTCTGCCAGAATAATGTCAAATATGCTCTAAACATAGATCCACTTTTTATGCGTGATAAACTAAAAGCAGATATTGGCGACTACGCTTCTGTGAAAGATGATTCTTTCGGGGTTGATAAGATAATCCGGATAATCGGACTAAAATATGATTTATTCCAGGATAAATATGATCTTGACATTGCAGACGTATATGAAGTTTCCTTGATAAAAGAAATTAAGAATGACCTGAAGGATATAAAAACGAATATTAAGTTTGAAAAAATAGAGAACCGACAACAGACATTAAATTCTTACAGGATGACTAAAGAGCTTCGTGAAAGCTTATTTGATGTTAATGGCTTCCTGTATACTGATCTTATTCAGCCAATATCTATACGAACTCTTTTGTTTGAAACTGGTGATGACAGCCAACAGCTTGGATATAACGGGATTGAATTTGTTCCAAATGTTGCTGGGAATCCAAATCAGATTAAAATTACTGCGGGAGTACTTACTCATTATTTAATTAATCCTTCTGGTCCTACGGACTGGAATATGCTTGAATTAAATCAAACCCTTCCGGACAATGACAAGTATTACATCTATGCACGTTGTCAAAAAAGTGGACCTGACGGATCATTTCTAATAACTAAGCAAAGAATATCATACAAAAGTGAAGAAAGTTATTACAATTTCCTTTTGGCAGTTATTCATTCTGTAGACTCTAATAACGTTCGATATATCACCATGTTGGAAGGATCTACAGTTATTCAGGGCGGATATATCAAAACGAAAAAATTAATGGCTACTAACGGTCGTGCATGGTTCGACCTTGATATGGCAACATTTGAACTTGGTGGAACAGCCGGCATGACTGGAAATGGATCTGGTGATGATGCATTCTTATGGTCTGGAAAAACTTACACAGATAGGAATACGGCTCCGACTAGAATTTCACACAATGGGAAATTATTTGCAACGGATGCTTTTTTGTCAGGGGAAATTAATGCCAGTAAAGGAAAGATAGGAGATTTTACAATCCAAAATGGATCAATGAGAGTCGGTGATGCGTGGACACTCAATAGCAGTTTCGCATATATAAGCCCTGAACAAACGATATACAGAACCTTGTTTGGTGACACTGAGAATATGCGGGATATACGTTTTGGGCAAACAGTTTCTTCATCAACAGGAACTTATGGTGCTGTATGCTATATAATAAACTGGGAAAGAGATAATACTAGAGATAACTCTGGATTATGGTTAGACGTAAAAAATGGTGCCAATAATTATGCAATTGAAATTATAAATGGCGATATAAAAGTACGAGGACGCAGAGGTTTTACAGGAGACTGGAATGGAAAGAGATGGGAAAACGGGATAATGGTAATATAAAACTAAAAACAAATAATAATCATGGGAAATGAAATCGTAATAAACGTCACTGACGAGAACCCGAAGCCAAATACAGCACTTGTTGACTTAGGGGTAGAAACAAGTGTGTATAATAAGGATCAAATTGATAATATGCAGCTATCCGGAATAACTGGTGATGCAGAGTTAAATACACAGCCATCAACTACTAAATATGAAAGGTGGGTTGCAACAATTGCTGGTACATATATTAATTTCAGAGAAATTAAAAATGGAACTCCCACTCCTATAACAGTTGCAACAGAAGAGCTTGATGAATTTGATATAATACTTTCGGTTAAAGACAATATTGCTAAAAAAGTATTTAGCAAGAAAAAAGATTCAAAAACAGTTACTTGGGAAGCAAAGGTATATCCTACTGGAACTCAAGTTTTTCACAATGAAAAAACATGGGAGGCATCACGAAATACTTTATCTACAGAAGAACCAGGCAAATCAGATGCATGGATAGTTAAGTCTGGTGGAGGAACATCAGGAATAGAAGGAAGTTATCCTGCTTCCGTAATGAAGTCAAATCCTTTTTATTACAATCCGTTAAATAGTGACGGAGTAAAACAAGTGCCTTTAGTTGGTACAGGAGACGTAAACCTATCAGGTGAATTTATTGCTAGTTCTGAGGGGGCATATGATGGAAGTAAGAGCGTGTTTTTCGGTAACGCAGGTACAGGAGCGGTAAATTTAGATTTAGGAGGTGCTAATGATATAATGGTAGAATTCTGGTTTAAACCCGCTTATAATTCAGATACTAATAGCACAGTTTTACAGCTAGGCACAGGAATATCACAAGTAGGTGCGTTTTCTATTTTCCCCTTAGCCAGTTCAGATAAAGGGGGATGCTGGTATGTCGGAAGCAGTCAAGTATCAGATACTCGATATGCGAGAAGTTATACGTATCACGATTGGGTACATATGGCTTTCAGGATAACGAATAAAGGATTATTATACTGTATTATTAACGGTCAAAAGATAATACCTACAGGATCAGGCACTGGCGAAGGTGATACATCAGTTTTTGTTAATGGTGTTTTACATCTTATGAGCGGAAATGGAGCGTATTTTATGCGGGGAAATATGCAAGACCTTGCTATTTACAAAGCAAATATCCCATCGGATGACGATATACTAAATCATTATAACGCTAGGTTCAGAACATCAGAAGTTATAGCGAATAAAACAACTCTTATCGAAAACGGAAACTTTACTCCTGCGACAAGCGTAACACCAAGAATGCAGGAGGTTATGGACAAGAAAATACGTTGGGGTATTCATTATAATATTGATACATACGCAGGTGAATGTTTCAACTCTCCTAAAGCTATAACACCGCCTTCACCTGCTAAGTTTGATTTAAAAAATGCTGATTTTTCAAGTGTAGTAAAGGCAGCCGTGGAGCATAAGGTTGATATAGCATACATTAATGCCTTTCATGAAACAGGATTTAACTTGTGGAAATCTGATGTAAAGGTTTCGGATGCATATTTCCCGGGTGCAGGACACCTATATGGTGTATACAAACAAGATACATATAACTCTGGTTATAATGGTGATCCGGATGTGGTTAAGAAGTTTTGCGAAGCTATGACCAGCGAAGGTATTGAGCCGTGGCTATATGTAAACTTCTCTGCACACTGGAATTTGTTTGGAACTATGAACACAGTGCCAAATATTGCAGGACCAGAGAGCAACCTCCGTAAAGAATGGGTGCACTATGTTTGCCTTCTTTGCCAGGAGTTACTTTTAAAATTCGGAAAATCAGGCTTAAAAGGACTTTGGATTGACAGCTATGCAGTATTAACGACAGCTGAATATCAAAAATTATATAATGCTATAAAGAGCATCGACCCTGATTGCTGGGTAACTCAAAATATGGGAGCAACAAACGGTTTTCATAACTTTCCGGCGGATGCCATGAGCTATGAAGGGTACGTTATATTCGACCATCCAGATGTAGATCAGTGGAAGAATATAGATACTGTGGTTAATGGAGTAACCTATAAGATCCCGAAAGAGTTCATTGTATCATTAAACATTCACCAAGGCGCGCCTCATAACTGGTATAACTATGATCAGCTCGTGGATATACCACCTGTAAAAGACAATAAGTACTGGCAGAATCAGCAATTGAGACCAAAAGTACTTCATGGTGATCAATCATTCTATACACCTACCGCTACGTTACAACAGGTATACAACACTGCAAAACAGTACAATGTTGGATTTATGACAAGTCCCTCGTTAGACAGACGTGGGCAAATTATGGAGGAGCAGCTTGTACAATTGAAGGGAGTTAATTATAACTAAAAACTAATAATAATCCTAATGCAAACAAAATTTACCGCTATAGAAAAACTTATAAGCAACTTTCAGAGACGACCAATATCAACAATGGCTACTTTGATGGTTGTTGTGGTTATCGTTTGCTATTATGTAATCAAGGGAACATACGAAGCAAGAATAAAAGAAGTTACCACTGAAAAAAAAGACTGTGTAGATGAGAATAAATATCTCGTCTACAGTCTTCTTGAAAAAAATAATATCATTGAGAAAAAAGATCAGGCCTTAAAAGAACAAAAGGACTCTGCCAAAATCAATGATAGTCTTGACAGTGATTACATAAAGAAAGCACAGCCGCTTATCAATAAAATTCTAAAACATTAATGCAATGAAAACTAAGAATACAATTATCGGAATATTGGTACTTGCATGTATTGTACTAATAGCAAATACATTTTACGGGTGGTTTAATCCCACCAGTAAAGAGAAAGAGTACTCAGAGTATCTTAAACATAAAGATGCTCCTTTATCGGAAACTCTTCCTAAAACTAAATTTAAAGATAAGGATAGTGTAAATCATATCCAGATGCCGGAAAAACCCTCTTTGAGTTATGAAAATACGGTTACGCCTTCTACAAAGCAGGAAATTCAGGAAAAAACTTTGAAAGCCTTAAATGCAAAATCTGAGGATTTACAAGAATTTACCAAAGTTAAAGCTGTTATATCTGGCACTCTTCCTTCTGCAGATGTAAAGATTGATAATAAGATAGTCACTATTACATATCAAAATAAATATTTAAAAATAGTATCAAGACAGAATCCGGACGGAAAGTCTGAGGCAGAATATCAATACAATGCTGAGCTTAATTATGCTAAGGTTGAGAAGAAAAATAAAATATTCTTCTGGCAAAAACCTGAAACAGTTTTAGACTTCAGTAGCCCAGATCCAAACTTTACTCCTACAGATATTGAACATTTTAAAAAATATATTGAACCACAACGGGACCGTTTACAATTAGTTCTTGAAAATCAAATTCAATTTGGTATTAAAAACCCAAATATGAACAGTTTTTCTTCTGGTGTATCACTTAGACTTAATCCAGATGGTTTTGTAAGTCCAAATGTAGGAACAGGTCTTATATGGCAATTTAATAACGGCGAAATGATGAAGTACTTTAAGATAGGAGCCGACATAAACATAATGAGAATAAAAAAATAACCAGCCATGACTAAACTAGAATTAAGAAATAAGCTGCAGAAGATAGGAGCTAATATGGCTAATGTGCCGGAGGATCTATTTGAGCAAATGGAAAAATACGGACTTAAAACTGATGAAGACAAATTCCGGTTTCTGGCAAACTGTTTAAATGAAACAGGAGGATTAAAAGTATTTAAAGAAAATCTATTCTATACCACACCTTCCAGATTAGTAGCAGTATTTCCTTCTGCTTTCCGTTCAAAATACAATCCAAATGAATATTTACGGGATTCTGTAAAACTTGCTAATCTGGTATACGATGACCGGAAATTTCCTAAGGGCTTAGGCAATATCTATGACGGAGACGGTTCTAAATTCATCGGGCGTGGTGCCATTCAAACTACTGGTCGGAATAATTACACTCAGCTTTCAAAAGATACCGGTATCGATTTCATTTCTCATCCGGAATGGTTGGAAAGACCACCGTACAATTTTATTTCAGCTTTATATTATTGGAAAAAGCACAACTTATCAGCAAAGCCTTCTTTACTGGCTACACGACAAGTAATTGCTGGGAATTATACTAATAATCCTTTTGGATTTAAGGAAGTTCAGAACTGGTATAATAAATTGAAATCAGCTTAATATTGGCTCTGGGGTCAATTATTGTAGGTTTTTAAGATATAATTATAGCTTTTATCAGTTGTCATAGTAAAATAATATTGGTAGTTTTGCACATAAATCTTACATCATCTTTTTTTATATATTTATACCATGACGAAATCAATATGTTTATTTAATCACAAAGGAGGGGTTAGTAAAACAACCACTGCATTTAATTTAGGTTGGGCTCTAGCAGATAGAGGTAATAAGGTTCTACTTATAGATCTAGATTCTCAGTGTAATTTAACTGGGCTTGTTATGGAGCAAGACTCTATAGATGATGAAAACATGGAAACTTTTTATGCAAGTAGAGATAATCTAACTATGAAGCCTATTGTAGATTCTTTAATAAATGGTATATCTGCAGAGGAATTTATTAGAAATGAAGGTGGAAATAGATTGCTTAATACAAAGCATGAAAATCTGCAATTAATTGCTGGACATTTGGATGTTTCTGATCTTGATGCTCAAATAAGTTTATCATTGAAGATTGCATCTGGAGTACCTGCTACGAGAAATATACCAGGTAATCTACCTCAGATTTTTCAATCTATAGGAAAAAACAGAGATTTTGATTATATAATCTATGATTTAAGCCCAAATGTTGGAGGTTTAAATGAAGTTATATTGATGTCAAGCGATTATTTTATAGTTCCAACATCTCCAGATTATTTCTGCTTACAAGCAGTACATTCTCTTAGAAAAAATATAACTAAGTGGCATGTTGAAATTGAGAGATTCAAAACAGATAATAATTTTACTAATTCTGGATTTTCTATAAAAAACAAGCCTGTATTTTTAGGGGCAATTCAGCAAAGGTATAGACCTAGAAATCAAAATCCTGCAAAATCTTTCCAAACATGGATTGATAAAATTAGAGATGCAGTAAATACAGAATTAGTACCAGCCTTAAATAAAATTAGTTGCGTACTAGATAAAGAAAAAGTGGATACTGTATTAGCTGGATCTGATTTACAAGCCTATGACTTAGCTCAGGTTCCTGATTTTAACTCTTTAATAGCAATAAGTCATCAAGTTAAAAAACCTATTTTCGCATTAACGGATGAAGAAATTGCAACAACCGGAAGAGCTGTTAAATTAAATGGACATTCTTTAGCTACAATGACTAATAGTAGAGATTCATTCAGTGGAATATTTGAAGACTTAGCAGAACGTGTTGAAATTTTAACAACATAATGTTAAATTCCTAACTAAACTATTAAGCCTCCCCACGGAGGCTTTTTCTTTGCCCAAACTTTCCGAAACAAAACTTTTTAATAGTGATTTGGTTGATCCTGAGAAATCGGTATCTTTTTTATTTATCTGTTGTACATTATTTAATATTATAATATATAATGTGTTAAATAATAGTATATTATGAAGTGTATTGAATTATTGTTTTTAAAATGATAAAATAACAATATACTTTTGCATTATGTATGCCCTGGTAGATTGTAACAATTTTTATGCTTCATGTGAAAGGTCATTTAATCCATTATTGAATGGAAAGCCTGTTGTAGTGCTTTCTAATAATGATGGATGCGCTATTGCACGTTCTAATGAAGCAAAAGCATTAGGTATTCCAATGGGGGCTGCAGCATTTGAATATGAGAAACTATTTCAGGATAATGATGTAAAAGTTTTCTCTACTAATTTTGCTCTATATGGTGATATGAGTAAAAGGGTAATGAAGATCCTTTCGGAGTACACTCCGGATATTGAAGTTTATTCGATTGATGAGATTTTTTTAAAATTCATTGGATTTGAAAATTATGATCTTCATAAGTATGGATTGAAAATGAAATCTGATGTACTTATAAATACCAGGATTCCTGTTTCAATAGGTTATGCACAAACAAAAGCACTCGCAAAGGTTGCAAATAGAATAGCAAAGAAATTTCCAGAAGTAACACAAGGTGTTTATATAATTGATTCTGAAGAAAAACGAATCAAGGCATTAAAATGGCTTAAAATTGAAGATGTTTGGGGAATTGGAAGACAGTTCAGTAAAAAACTTTCTCAGCAAGGTGTTACAAATGCATATCAATTTACTCAACTACCGGATTACTACGTTCAGAAAGATATGAGTATTGTTGGTCTTCGTCTAAAAAGAGAATTAGAAGGTAAAGCATATTTAGAATTAGAAGACAAGAAACGTAAGAAAGCTATAGCTACAACAAGAAGTTTTGACAAAAATTATCGTGAATACGATATAATAAAAGAACGTGTTTCAACATTCGCTTCCAGGTGTGCAGAAAAACTTCGTAAAGAAGGTTCTTACTGTTCAGAAGTTATTGTTTTCATTCACACTAACTACTTCCGAAAAGATCAACCTCAATATTCCAAATCAATAAAAATTAAAATTCCACAGCCAACAAATTCCAGCATTACAATTTCAAAGTATGCTATTAAAGCATTGGAGGAAATATTTATTGATGGGTTTGCTTATAAAAAAGCCGGAGTTATAGTTAGTAAAATAAGCCCGGAACCATTCAGGCAATTTAACTTATTTGAAAATGAGGATCCACGCCATAGTAAACTTATGAAAGCTTTAGACAAGATTAATAAAGCACTTCCGAATCCAATTGTAAAACTTGCATCTCAAGACTTTGGAAGACGTGAGAAAATGAAACAAGAAAAACTCTCACCCAGGTATACTACTAAATGGGATGAACTTTTAGAAATTGAATAATGAAACTTATACATTTACAACATAAATTAGAGTTTGAAGACTTTGAATTAATAGATATAAAAGATAATGCAGTTCGTAAATATGCACCATTCTTTTCTAGTATTCAAAATGGATTCCCGTCACCTGCCGAAGATTTTGAAGGTGAAAAATTGAGTCTTGATGAAAGATACTTATCAAAACCAGAAAGCACCTACTTTGGTAAAGCGAAAGGTTTATCAAATTATAAAACAATATTAGAAGGAGACATTCTCATAATACGATCTGATATTGAAGCTAAACATGGAGATTTAGCTGTTGTTTCTTTCAATAATTCTAAATACACAATTAAAAGACTTGATTTAATTAATAATCGCCTAGTACCAGACAATAAGGATTTTCCATCTATCAATGTTTCAGAGGACGATGTAGTGGTAGTAATGGGAAAGCTCATGTCAATAATAAGAGATGAAATATCAACTAAAACCATTATTTAATTATGTGTTTCTACATTTCAATGAAATTAAATAAAAAGGAACTGGAAGATAATTTTGATGCAAAAGTTGTTGATGGAGAATACATTGAAGAAGGTTTTGTTTCGGGATTTGCACACCCAAACGTTCCAATAATAACGGATAATAACCAGTCTGAAATTGTTTTAGGTAACTGGGGCATAATTCCATTCTGGGCAAAAAATAGAGATATTCAGAAGAATACTTTAAATGCCAGGATTGAAACTATATCTGATAAACCATCGTTTAAAAACTCAGTACATAAAAGATGCTTGGTTTTAGTAAATGGCTTTTATGAATGGAAATGGTTGGATCCAAAAGGGAAACAGAAAGAAAAATATTTCATACACTTAGACAATGATAATAAACCATTCGCTTTAGGTGGAATTTACTCTTTGTGGACCGACAAAGAATCAGGCGAGCAACTGAAGACATTTTCAATTGTTACAACAGAAGCTAACGAGTTAATGGCAGAAATTCACAATACTAAACATAGAATGCCAGTTGTTCTCAATAAAGGAAATGAAAAAGAATGGCTAAACGATCGTGATATTCAATCTTTCTCTTTTCAAAATTATAATCCGAATCTTAAAGCTGTATTAGCATAATGGATATACGCAGTTTACTTGTAGAATATTTTATTGATGATCCAGAAGACATTCATGGATATATGAATGATGCTTTTTCTTTGGTTGCCGGAGAAGCAATAAAGAAAGGACTTGAATTTAATGGGTATTTTAAAACCAAATATCAAGATGCATTAAGAGATATTCCAAACTTTGATGAAGACTATTTTGCAAATGAAGATAGAATAAAATTATATGTTTTATTGTCAGCATTACAGGATAAAGAAATTATGCAGTACTTATCCGACATATATACTGTCAGTCAACAATTGCCTCCATCTGAAGAAGAAATAATTAAAATGTCTGAATATCTTTTAGACAATGGAGTAGAGTTTTAATATTAAATCCCCCAAATAAGGGGGATTTATTTTATCCTATTTTTATATCAATGTTTTTATTTCGTTCTACTTGATGCTCTTGGTAATCTAAAGCATAAATTTTAGTAGTACGGTCCGTTGTATGTCCAGCAAGTTCTTGAGCTTTTGGCAGCCCAAATAATTTTGAAACCTGATTTAAGAAAGCGTATTTAAGTGAATATAATGTAACTTTTAACCCAACCTTTGCAGAGTTTTTTTTCCATATTTTATAGGCAGTCTGTCTATGTAGTCGATCATGTCCTGGCTTCATATTGTGGCCGAATAGATACTGACCATGTCCAGTTTCTTTTAAAACATTTTCCCATAAATCATAGGCATTCATATTTATTGCCCTCATTGTTCTTATGTGTTTTCCGCCTTTTTTTAGTATTATATAGAATATTCCTTTTTCTAAATCAACATCCTCTTTAGTAACACCTAACATTTCCTCTATCCGACTTCCTGAGTAAAAGAAAATATTAGCAAATCGATACAGCCATGGATGAACAGATTCTAATTTATGGAACTTTTCCCAGTCAACTTGAGTCCTGATAATATTTTTAACTGCAGGGGTATGTTCTAACCTTTTTATGCCTTCAATAAAATTGACCTGGAATATATCTAACTCTGTAAAGAAAGCAAAGCATTTAGACAGGTGAGTTCTAGTTTTATTTATTCTATAGTTAGAGTGACCGTCTTTAGACATGGTGATAAGTAACTGCTTTATGTCTCCTTTTGTTACATCTTTTATTTCCTTCGTATAGAGTTTTAATTTTATACTATACTTAGATATATGAATCAGTGAATTTTTCATATCACCTGCAGAATCTTTGGTGATGTCAAATGTTTTTATAGCCATGTCGAGAGATTGCAAAAATGGTATTCTACCATGAATAAGTTCTACTGTATCGGTTATTTCTTCGAACTCTTCTGTAATAGGATTCCATCCTCTGCTTAATAAGAAGGTTTCATCCTCCATTATTTTTTTTGTCTCTATAACACGCTCAGAATGATCTTTAATATGATTCATTCCTTTAATTCTTCGAGGGTATTCAATACCTTTATTATTTATAAAGGTGTATTGGATTTCCCAAATTTTTTTTACTGTGGATTTTAAGGTTTCCCAGTTTTTAGGATAAACCTTCATTTCTGTAAATGATTTCAT